CCCTGACAAGGCACCCCCCGCGAGCGGCAGATCGAGAGATGCGTGTCCCGTAAGCGCTCCAGAAAATGCAGAAGCAGTAACTGTCCCGGTGAACATTGGGCTGGCGAGCGGGGCGAGCAATGCCGCTGCCGTTGTGGTCTCATAGCCGGGGACAGAGGGAGTGCCGGTGAATGCCGGCGATGCCAAAGGAGCAGCACCTAAACTGGAGAGTGTTGGCACCGCAAAAATACTGGATAAGAACCACGCTTGATGAGATCCACCACCGACCTGGGTTGCCAAAGTACAGCCGCCCGCAGGTAGTTCTCCCGCCGTCAATTGATTGTTGGCCTGGTCGATTAGGTTGAATGCGCCGGTGCCATTGACGTTCAGCGTTGGCAACGCCGTATTCACCACATCGGGACAGAAAAGAATCGTATCGTCGAGGTTGAGCGTGAATGTCGGGCTTGTAGAGCAAGCATAAGCCGCGCCTGAGCCGGTAGAAGCACCACAGATAAGAGGTTGCGAAATCAGGTTCGCGTCAAGATTCTCGCCAGATACAGTCGTTCCGTTCGCTGGATAGTGGGCAATCTGCCCAGTTGTGCCGCTGTTCACCGTGCCGCTGCCACCGCCACCCCCGACCGCGTTAGATGTAACCCACATCGACCCGTTGTAGTAGCACCAGTGCTGAACCGATCCGGCCCCGACCGAGCAATCAGACGCACTCACAGCGTTGTTGACAAGCCGCTCGTCGCCGGTGTTATTTCCTGTGAGCGCTTGCAATGCCGCTACTGTCATCGAGGTTACATTGATGAGTGTGGGAGTTCCGCCTGATCCGACTTGCAGTGAAGGAACTTGCACTGGTTCCGCAGAGACTACATTGGTTCCGTTATCTGTCACGGCTGAGGCTGCGAACGATCCTGTTGTAGAACCAACCATCTGAACCTGCCCGGTAGAACCTACAGAAGAGCCGCCACCGCCACCCCCCGCCGGTGCCCGCAAGTAGTAGGTGTAGGAATTCCCTGGTGTTGTCGTGACCTGAACAGCGAACAATTGCGGCAGGGTGTATTGGCTGGAGTTGATAAAGAAGGAATAGGTTCCCTGGGCAGAGGTTGAGGCGGGATTGTTGATGGGCTGCGTCAGGTTGTCGTCAGAGTAGAGCTGGACCCCCGCGGTCGAACAGGGCGTGCCTGTGGAGGTGCTCAAACAGACGCGGACGGGCACGTTGGCGGCCAGTGTGGTGTAGGTCGTGACCACGGGAGAGCTGGAGATGGGGACGGCGTTGGGGGACTGTGCCGCGGCTAGGCTAGACAGCCACAGCAGAATGCCAAGCCCGCAGGCAGCTTTTGTGAACCAGGAAATTGACTTTCGATCCATTTTCGTCTCTCAATCTGTCGTCGCGTTTCTGTTTGTCTTCCCAATCGCCGTGTGTCAGGCGGGTCTCGTTCAGGGGCATCCGGGCGCCGCAATGCGCGCAGACACCCCGTTGTTCCCCCCAGAGCAGTTGCTTCCGGTGCTGGTACTCAGCCCGGCCGGCGGGGTTGTTGTAGCAGCATTCCCTGCCATCGTCCCAGCGCCTGACCGCCGAGGCTCGGCCCATGGATTCAGGTTCGCGAGGTCGAGGGCGGCGGCGGACAGTGCTCATCGGGAGCAGTTTAGCGGCAAGCAAGCGGTAAGTCTATGGCGGGACGGTGAGAATGGGGGTATACTCGAAGGCGAAGGAGTCCCTCCATGACCTTAGCCACCAACGAGTTCCCAATGCCCGCCAATCTGCGCCCTGTCCAACCCCCCGAGCCCAAGCCCGTCCCCTCCGCACCCGTCAATCTCGCTCAGGCTTTCCGGTCGTTCGCCGGGCAGGAGAGCTTTCGGCTCGATCCGGACTTGAAGTTGGCTCTGGAAGATCAGTGCTCGGCGGCACTAGGGTCCCAGTGGCGCGAGGGATGGTCTACGTGGCTGAACGAGATGGTCAACGAGGGACTCCGGCAAATGCTGGGGAGGTAGGGGGGATGCCTGCAAATTCTTGGGAAGTAGGGACGATGTACGGTGGCGGGAAGCTCAATGGCGTTCCCTTCTTCCGCCAAGATGGAGGGCCATTTACTGCGGTGACTCCCGCCTTGCCCCAAGAGGAGCCTTGGGAAAGTTGGCCCGGAGCAGGGTCCATGGTCTTTGCTTACGGCTCTTGGATTGGAATTGGATGTTTGCATCCGATTCACGAGTTCAATATAGTACAGGAAGTGGATTACACCCAGTCGCCGCCGCAGTTGGTGAGTTTACTGACCTGTCCTGTGTGTAGTTTCATCCAGAGGGCAATTACGAATCAGAGTATTTACGGTCCAACAGGCGCGTACGACCCGCTGGTCGCAGCCGTTATCATCGCCTGATCAAACGTTCTCGTAAGGGTACACACCCTTCAAGAAGTAGTGGATAAATCTGCCAGCGCTCGGCGCGCGGCTCAACTCGTCCACCGTTCTGGCATCCACACCATGATAAACCCCTTGGCTTCCATCACGGGACCAAGTAACCAGAAGATCCTGCGTGGCTTCATCGTAATCCGCACTGGCTAGATTTGTGCTGGGCCGAATTGAAACAGATTTGTAGGCCATCAGTCTTCCTCCTCGTCGAGATCGGCATCCTCGATCGCTCTCTCAAATTCATCATTGAGATTGCCCACCACCTCATCCCAAGGCGCATCGACCACAAACCCCTCCAACGCCGACTGCCCTGGCGTGAACAGGATGCACTGGTCATCGTTGACCCGGCGCACGACCATGCCTGGGCAGGGGCAGACAGCCAGGTCGGGAGAGATGTCGATCAGACGATAGATCATTATGAGACCTCTTACTTAGTTAAACCAACCGTTCTTTGTTACGAGGTTGGCGTCCACCACAGCAAATATCTCGTTCTGCGTAGTTTCTGAAAGAAAACGCCAAAACGGAAGGTGACTTAGAAACTGCAGGGCGCGAAATCTGTCTCGTTCTACTTTCGTACGGAACGGGGGTGTAACAACGTGGCCAAATTTCGCCTCGTACTCTTCAAGGGGCATCCATTTGTACTTGCCATCCTTGTAAATGACAAACATCCATCCGGGTCGTATCGGAGGACTCTGTTCGTCTTCAACCATGAAGTCTTCAAAGAAACCCCGTGACGCCCCGCCACCGGCCTCTTCAGCTAAAGCTACACACTCAAAAGCAAAATCCTTTTCTGATTCCGTTTCAGCGTTTGGCGAAGGTTTAAGGAACGCCAAAGGGTCATGCGCTACCAACGTGCTCTTCTTTTTCATAAGCTTCTCTTTTTACTAAGGTTTTGATTTTCTTTTTCGTTGAGGGTATTGCGAAAGGAAAAGTTCATGGTTGGGCTCCTTGGGTGGTTGGTGTGTCGAGTTCACTGTTCAGTTTGTCAAGATCCTCCAGTTCGGTTTCTGGTGTCTGCGAATTGGCCTTGCCCGTCTCGACCGCCTTCCTTGCCACAGTTCCGCCCAGGATTCTCAACCATGGCGATGGTTTCGACAGCTTTCCCTTGGCCTCAGCTTCTTCCGCAAGTTGCTTGAGCGACTCGGAAATTTCTGCTCTCTCCTTGAAGGGCATCTTAGCCAAGCGAACCAGATCCTGATGTGTCACCTTTGACAGAGCTTGAATCACATCGTCACGGTCGATTAGACGTGCCATGAGATAGGGAGCCACAGCCCCGCCAGCGAAGCCTACGGCAACACCTTCTCCCGCTCCTGATGCTGCTTTGAAGGGATCACCCGTCTTGATTAGCTGGTACACGCCTCCAACCAAGCCTCCTGCGGCCATGTATATGCCAAACCGTCCCACAATCGTTGACATCTTGTTGAGGGCATCCTGTTTAGCCTCCTTCAACTTTTCTGGCGTCATTACCGTCGGCTGCGGTTCTTTGGGCAGCTTTGGCTCCTTATATTCAGGGGGCTTAAACTCGCCGATCGGCTTCTGGTCCTTCGGCACTAGAGGCTTCGGCGGCTTATATTCAGGAGGAACGAATTCTCCCACAGGTTTGGCCCTGGTCGCCTTTGCTTCTAGTTTTTCTGCTTCTCTGTTGGCGGCAACGTAGTTGTCTACCAACTTCGTCGAGTCGCGCCGGTAACTCGCAGCAGGTTCCTCCTTGCCTCCTGGAGTGACGATATCTCCCTCAACGAACTGAGTAGATGCGTCCGCGGGACTGCCGGCAAGGATCTGCTTTACGTTGGAAATCTCCTCTGGCTGCATCTTCGGGAAGTCTTTCGTCGCATTGAAGGCGTCGCCCTTGCGAACGGCTTTGGCGACTGCGGACGCTTCTCCTTTTGTCCCGTGGTAGTCGAGGAAGCCTTCGGCATAGTTCTTGTATTGGGAGCGGAGGAGTTTATAGCGCTGTCCCACGCCTGCATCTTTTGCCATTCCCTGCTGAAGGTCTTCAATACCCTCACGAAATTTCACCAGTGCTTGTTTTACGTCAGGGGGCGTAGATTCGTTAGCCAGCAACTTTCCCGCTTCAGAATAATAGCCCCTCAACGTTTTGAAATTAGCCCCGTTTTGTTCCGGTCCCCACGCTTCTTTAATGCCTTTCCAAATCTCCGCCTTTTCCTCTGGGGTTCGCGTAGACCACGCAGCCTTGGTGTACCCAGTGTGATCGATAAGGTCTTGCGCGGCAGTTGGAGGTGATTCCTCGTCCGCGGAAAAGCGTTCAGCTTTTTCTAAAATATCCTTGAAGGGCTTGACAGATTTATCAGACCCTTCGATTTTTGGCAGAGCCTCTTCTACGACTCTAGCCATCTCTTCCCACGGGGCGGCTCGGCCGCTGGGCTTGTCTTCTGGCCCATCGACAGCCTCCTCAATTTCAGTGTAGTTCTTGTTGAAAAACGCCTTGGCCGCGTCCTGAATCGTTCGCATACGCATGGCGAGCCTGCCACGAGTTTCCAGTTCAGTCCGTCGGGCAACCCCTTTTTGTGCTTCCAGTGCTTGCTGGTCAGCCAAAACTTTCTCGTGCGCCAACCGCGCTTTTTCGACTTCATGATCGTGATCGATGTGGGATTGTTCTTCTGTGTGCTGCTGTTTCAGTTGAGCCTTCTCTTCCGCGCTTTTCCTGCCCGCAACGGCATCGTCATATTTCGCTTTGGCCGTCGCCACCTTCTCTTTGTAGGCTTTTTCCGCATCGGCGACTCGGGTTGCGTTTTCAGCACGGACTAGCGCCGCTTCCTGAGCGATCTTTTCATTTGCTTTGGCCGTTTCACGCACCAGCTTGCCAGTATCGATATCGCTGACCCGGTTGAAGAACTTCTCTACCTCGTACCCGAAGTTGCCTACCTTCTTGAAGACCGGTCCAGTGAAGGCCGAGACGGCTCCAAGAGGGCCTCCCCATTCTGCTGCTGAAGCCGCTTGGCCAGTGTCTCCACTCGACTTGACGTAAGCTTGAGTTCCTTGCTCTGTCGCCGCGCGCAGACCCTGCTCGGCCACCTTTATCCCGGTTTTGGCGAGCTTGGGCAATTCGGCTATTTTACCTAGCTTAGCCACGTTGGCTTCCGGCGCCGCGCCTAGTTCGCCGACTTGCTCTCCAAGCGCACCGACTCCCTGGTTGAAATTCTGCGCTCCAGTCTCGGCAGCCAGTTGCAGGCTGGTTTCCCCGCGAGATGTAGCTGGCTTGTCGAATGCTGTTAGAGTCTTTGCCGCTTCTCCGCCCAACCCCTCCAGTACGTCCTGCACACCCGCGCCAATAGAGGCCACATATTTCAGAGGATTCCAACTGGCCATAGCCTTGATTGTGGCGTCGGAGCGATTCTCTGCATTCTGCGGGTCGGCAGCGTGGTCAGCGGCGAATGTGGATAGACTTCCCTGCCCTGTTCGGTTCACAAAGCTGGCTCCCTTGTGAATCTGATCAAGGACGTGATCGTAGGAGACCATGCCTGGTTTGCCGTCTGGGCCGCGCATCTCGTATTTGCCAAAACCGGGGGTAACGAACTGGGTGTCGGGAGCGGTGGGTGTAGTAACAGGTTTAGCCGCGGTTGCGGAAGTAGCCAGCTTTCCGCCAGCCTTGATTGCTGCTTCCTGCTGATCTTCGGGTACCCATCGTGCTGTCCCCTGAGGATCTAGCATTTTGATGACCGGCTTGCCACCTGCCTTCATCGCTATATCCTTTTGAGCAAGAGGGATCTGGCGTGGGGTGCCGGTCGGATCGAGCAGCGTAACGGTGCCGGTGCTGGAATCTTGATCGGCCATTATCGAGCCACCGGATGATCCTGCCAGTTAAAGGTTGTGGAAGGTGTGGCCGGAGGAACCAACCCACCCGCATGCATATCCTTCTTTCGCTGGTCCTCGGCCGCCGCTGCCATGGTGCCGTGCTCGGTCTGTGCGCCTACTGCCCGCTGCTGAATCTCTCGTGCCATGCCTAGAGCTTGCTTGGGGGTGATGGTGATTCCAGTCAGTATGACATCCCCTCCCTTGGCATGGGTGTCAAAGTGAGAAAGAAGACCGGCCCAGGAGGAACGGGTTTGGATCGCGGAATTCCATTCGTTGTTGGTAATGCGGACAGACGCCCCGCCCGCGCCGGCAGCCGAGTGGGCGCCGACAACATTACGCAGATAACTGGCTACCAGTCCCATCTTGGCTGGGCCATCAGCGGGGTTGGCTAGGACGGACTTGGCATCGGCAAGTGCTTGTTTGCATTCGCGGGCCAGGGAGGAGCTGACGGCGGAGGCTTTGTCAGCGGTGTTTACCAAGTCTTTGTAGGACTTGGAACCAACATAGCCGATGACGTGGGTTTTGGTGCCCGCACCGGTAGATGGGGGCGCAGAGACAGCGGGAGGCTTAGCAGGGGCAGGGGCAGGGACAGCGGGAGGCTTAGCAGGGGCAGGGGTCGTAGAAGAATGCTGCCGACCTGTCGATTTTCCCGTATAAGATTCTCCGTTTGGAAGGATGAGTGTATTCCCAGGTTCTATTCGATCAAAATAAGACTTCAATCCAGCCACACCACCCGCATTTTTAACATTCGTGTCAGTAGCCTTGAAAGTCCAATGATCATCTTTTCCGTGGGCATTTTCACCCGCCGCGGGAGCGACCCACTCTCCTGCCGGAGGCGCACCAGGCTGCTGCGAATATTTGCTATCTGTGGAGTAGGTCGGATGAGTCGCTAACTTGAATTCATCACTCAAATGGCCATTGGCTGCGGGTTGCAGCCCAGCCTTATAGGCTCCGTACAGGTCATAGGTGGGGTCTTCTCTGAAGCCATTTTTTTTGACCCAAGCCTGATAGCCTGTATCGCCGGACGTTGACGGAGACGCGGACGCATTGTGTTCTGCCGCATGTGGCGTTACTGAATCTGACGCTCCTGCTCCACCCGATCCAATCCCTCCAGGCAAATCCCTGTGGCTCTCGTTTGTCGTCGAGTAAGTCGTCAAAAGACCGTTGCTGTCTACGAACTTTCCAGTCAGCGTATGCTCTTGAGGGAACATGGACAGGACGTTACCAGGTGGAACCTTGCTTGAATTGAACGTGTCGGGAATAGGCTGGTTGGTCTCCGGGTCATAGAGTTGGCTACCCCACTGGCCGCCTTGCTTCGTCCAGCCTTCTTTCGGTGCGCGATTCGATCCGGCTCCAACTGGCGCCGCCGACCATCCCTGTTCAATCGGCTTAGTAACATCAAACCACCGGCGCGTCTTTCCGTCCGCAGAGATGAATTGCTTGTAGTTTGCGGGCGCTGCTTTGGCTTGCGGAGCGAGAATGTCTTCAGCGCTGGAGAGCTTCTGCTTATCTGCCTCCGTCCGTGTGCTTTCAGGAATTGCCAGCACGCGGTTGCGCTCAGCCAGGGCTTGCTGATCGGTCAGTTGATTTCCGGCCGTAACCCCGGCCGTCGTAGAAGTTGTTGCTGCCGTCTGCGCTCCTTGCTGCTGTTGAGCAATATACGCTGGCGTCAAGAAACCACCAATTTGGTGAATAACTGGCGGCCCAATTGCCAAACCAATCCGGTAAGTGGCAACCAACGAACCTTGGGGGTCGCCTTTGTGATTCAGAGCCTGCTGGAGAAGTTCGTTGGGATCACCACCGGCTGCTCCGCTCGCACCACCAGACCCCACCCCCGTGTCCTGTCCCCCCGCCTTCCCTTTACTTTTTTTTGGCTGCGGAATCCTCTGGCCAACTGTCTGCATCATTGCCTGCCAGGCCACCAGCATTCGGCCTTTGGCTTGATTAAACTCGTCTGAAGGCACGAATGTTGGTTTGCCATCCTTCCCAGGTGGCCCTGAGAATGTTCCAGCGCGGCCTGACTTCGCCAGATCGTATAGTTGGGCCGCCTGATCGTTGTAAAGGGTCTGAGTGGCTGCCAATTTCTTGTTGTACTGGTCGGCAGCATATTGCTGGCCTTGGGCATACCCCTGCGATGCGCCTTTAAGAACCTTATCAATCATATAGGCGGCGGCTCCGGCATGAGAGACAGCACCAAGATTTTGCGATTGGTCTTGCTGCTGGGACTGAGGGGCGGTAGTAGGCGCCGTCTGCTGTGGGAGGGAAAGCGGTTTATAGGGAGAGTCCGTAGGATTAAGAGATGGAAGGGCAGGAGCGGAGTCTGCCGAGTCAGCGGTGGGCAGTCCTGCCCCCCCCGGCTGCATGTCCTGCCATGAAACTTGCGGTACTTCTCCTGTCATACTGCCCTCTCCCCTTAAAACGCCATTAGTCCTGCTGCCGTCGCACCTTTGCCGCTGGCCCCACCGGCCGAAGCCCCCATGCCTCCGCCAAGTCCACTGGACATGTCTTGTCCCAAAGTCCCAAACATGCCCATTTCCGAGCCTTTTTGCTGCATGTGTTCCGAGATGAGGTTGGTGTCCATGTTGTTAGCTGTGTTACCCGCATTAACGGCTTGAGCCGCTCCGCTTTGGCTTAACCCGACCCCCTGGCCGCCCATAGACGCTAGCGCATTGAATGAGCTGGTATAACCTTGCGAAGCCAGTGCGCCTAATTGCGCACCCTGGCCGACATCCGCGTTCTCAATCGCTAAGTTCTTTTCGCCGCCCGCAGGAGCCGTCTGGAGAATGTTCTGCTTGGCTCCAGCAGTGGCTTGTTGAATCTGCTGCGCGGCTGGCGCGGTAATGGTAGAGATCAAGTTGGGAGAGCCAGAGGCCAAAGCCGAGTAAAAATTTTCACTCTGCTGCATTCCGGGGAAAGCGAGGTTGAAAAGTTGCGAAGACTGCCCTTGCTCTTGGCCCATCAGGCTGGTCAGTTGATTGGCCATATTGGACTGAGATGTTTCGAGCTGCTGGTTAGTATCGCCACCCTTGCTGTTCGCTCCGCCCAAAGCACTGCCCTCCCTTGGCGGGGACAGTCTATCAGCGTTTCAACGGAAGGGCTAGGACTGCAATCGAACCCTCTCCAGCACTTCGCGCAGTCTGGCATCGAAGTCAACCCGTAGCAACGTCGAGAAGATGCCGGACACCAGCGGCCCTCCCGGCTCCCCAACCATACAGAACGGCATCACGCCCAAATCCTGAAACCCAAACTGCTTGGTCCAGCGCCGGGTTAGGTGGTTGGTCGAGTAGCGGGAACCGTGCAGCGCGGCCAGCTTGAAGGTGTGGAACAACCACGCGAGGCCGAGATACATCAGGACTTGTTGCTGCGGAGTGCGCCAGGCTTCCTGAAAGATGGTGTAGCCGGCGAAGACGGAATTGGAGGGCTGGCCAGTCAGCGAGAGGGGGGAAACGGTGGGAACGGTCGAGGGAAAGCAGTAACCGAGGGGGGCGAAAACTTCCCCACGCCACTCACCAACGACGCAGACCGCGCGCTGGGAGAGGTAGGCCATGACAGCATCGGGGCCAAGATTGGTCATGCCGCAAAAGAGGACAGGCAGCGGGCCAAGGCTGGCGCGGTTGTCGATGTTAAGAGGGAGAGGATGGCGCTGACCCGATAACCTGGTTTTCTCATACAGAGAAAACAAGAAGGGCTGAGCAAACACATCCGCTCGGCGAGGGTCGTAAAGGATGGCCTCCAGGCGGCCCCAGCGGAAAGAACCTTGCGCACACAGGCCAATCGGATCGGCAAGATCGCAGTCAGGCGTGGAGAGGATTTCGTCTAAGGACATAGCAGGCACAAAAACACAGCGATGATTAACAATAGGATCGGACCGCTATTATCGACCTCATCTTGCTGGTCAGCGGAATAGTCTGCATCGGTCTGGTTGGGCTTCCTTGCTGGACACATCGTCCCTCCTTAATTCATCCTGAACGGCGATCCCTGGCCGCCTTGCCCGCCCTGGCCTTGGCCCGGTCCCACAAACTGACCCCCCGCCTGCGCCGCCTTCATGGCCATCTCCTGCCTCTGGGCCATCGCGCCCTGCTCCAGATTCGCCGCGGCGTTCATCATGGCCATCGTGGATGGATTGGCTGCGGATACGACACGAGAGCGCAAGGCTTCGGCACAGAGGAGGTTGCAGAAGTTGGACAGGCGTGCCATCGTGCGAATGATCTCGTCGATTGGAGGGTTGGATTGAATCTCGAAGGTCTCGGTGAGGAGAGGGGAGGGGGCGGCGGCGAGGGGCCTGTTCGCTGGTACGAGTTTAGGCTTGTTGTCTTGGTTGTCATCCATCGGAAAGCTCCTTGGGAGAGGGGGATTTGGGTACGAGATGAAGATTACACGGAACAGTGTACAAAAGCAAGGGGAAAGCTAGCGCAGCGGATATATAAGGAAAGGTTGAGCCCATTCAAGCGCTTTTACAACAGCTACTATGCAACCATCCCGTTCCAGAACAACTTCTCCTGGCCCGCGCAGCGCTATTCGGTCTTGAGGCTGACGTTGATAAGATACTTCCTCGCTCGCCTTAGCATTCATTTTCCAGCGCAAAGCAGCTTCAAGAGCCACTGCCAATGATTGTCGAGTTATTTCAACAGGCCATACCTCTCGGTCTTTCATGTAATCTATTAGAGCTTGCTCTGCTGCCTTATACATTCCCTCGGGAACCACGCAATGAGATCCGCACCTATGTGTGGCGTTGGCTGTGTTATCTGACGGTGCATGTCTCGGTTCGCTGTTGCCTTGCTCGTCCATCGAAAAACTCCTTGGGGGGAGGGGATTGAGGTACGAGATGAAGATTACACCTTCTGGTGTACAAAAGCAAGGAAAATATTCTCAGGCCCGCCAACGCTCAACAACATAGTCAATCACGTCATGTCCAGCTTCCCACAGCGCCTCTCCGTGATCGAGGCAAAAGAACACGCTGTTCTTGTCATCGCCGATCCGCCACACAACCATCGCCCTGCATCGCCAGAGGTCGCCGCAGCAAGAAGACGGAATTCGGTCAGGCAATAAGTTGGGCCGGCCGTCGGCACGAGGGGTGGCGGTACGGAGAACATGCCGGAGGAGGGGAGAAAGCCGCAGGGGCGTCGGCTGGCTTCGCTGCCGGACGGTGGCGTGAAGCTGCGTGACGAGAGTGAGAGTTGCGCTCATTCGTAGACCGGGAACTTCCTTTCTTCGTACCCAGAACCTTCTTGGAGGCCCTTGATTTCGAACCGAGCAGGCGCCCAGAGCTGGAACGGTTGCGGCGAGGTGACAATGACTCTCCACAATCTCCCCTTCCTAGCCGGCAACTGCACCCTGACCACTGACCGGCTGGCCTGAGGGATCAAAGTAAAGTCGTCGATATAGTAGGGAGCAAAGTCGTCTCCGTCGGCATAAAGGCTGACAGTCAACTGTGCCGTCGCCGTGTAGTCAAAGTAGCCATTCTTGGGTTGAATGCCTAACAAATCACCCTGATTGCCTTGCCAATAAGTGTCAAACGAAGTCCTGAAGTCGGCCAGTACGACGGCGTAAATGTCTTCCTGGAACAAAGTCGGCGCCATGGTGACAGCCATCTGATGCTGAATCGACATCGCGTAAGCCTGAACGCCGGAAGCGATGGGATTGGAGGCCGAAGCCACAGCGGGAATCTGGTATTGAACCTTCGATCTTGTCGAAGTCGTGGCGGCCGGGAGCACCAAACTGCTGGCTGGCTCGGTGTTGAACAATAAAGTGGTCTGGATTGACTGACCTTGTGTATCGTAGTCTCCTTCCAGCATGTTCCACTGCTTCGGGAAGTGGGGCTTGCCGAGGTCGTGGTAAGGCGTTTGGACAACGAGGTTAATTGGAGTCTCGACGAGGGAACCTCCTACCCACCCACCATCGTCATAGTCACCTATCCAGTCTTGAACGACGGCGAAGTTGGATGCGCTGGCTGGGCCAATTTGTGTGCCAAGGAGGAGCGCGTTGGTGTCCTGCTCCCAGAGCATCGCGGTAGCGGGAACGTCGTCGATGCCAAAGCGTTTGTACGCTGAAGCCCAACGTAGCCGATAGCGCAGGCCGTTGCCGGTACTGAGGGAGTTGGAGGCTGACTGGAAAGCCATATAGGTTTGATTTTGGTATTGACACAAGACAGCCGACGCATATTCATTGGGGTCCAACTTCGGGATGATCGTCTTCGGCGAGTTGCGGAACATCCACTCGACCGGCAGAGTCATGTATTGGCCGTCAGCGCCGGAGAAAGCCCGCATTCCGTCCTGCGATAGATAGGATATGTCCCCTTCAACCAGGGTCCAACTGCTGGAGGCCATGCCGTGAGCCGCGCCCGTCGGCTGCAGATAGGGCTTCGCCCCGCCAACGAAAATATACCAGGTGTTCAACGTCCCCACGATCGGCGTTCCGCGCCAGTTGATAAGCCCCATCACCGCGTCGTTGGACAGAGGCAAATCGACATAATCCTCGGGGCCGAAGTTCTCCGGCTGGCCCGGCTTGGAAAAGTAGATGCGAGCAAGATTGTTGGGGTCGCCCGCAAGGAGGACTTGGGTGACACCGCCAGGAAGGTTGATAAGGCAGCAGAGATTGCAAGCCACGCGTGGGATGGAGTTGGCCTGGACCTGCTCACCCGCATTGTGCTGGAGACGGAGAACAGCCGAGAACGAGCCCGTCCTTCCAGCCGTAACCGTGACCTCTTCGAGATTGGTGGCATTGCCAACCAGGACGGTCTGGTTGAGGTAGAAGATGGCGGTGGCATCGGTGACAGTGACGCCCTGTTGAGCGTAGGTCGAGTAGATCGAACTGCCTGGGCTCGTGGTTGATAGGGCGAGTGTGGTCAGGACTGGTGCTACGAGAGATGAGGTGACTGGCGGATCATTATCGAGCACAAGAGGCTGGGCCTGGGCGAGAGAGGAATCCGGCACCACGTCCTTGTAAGTGAAAGGATATATCTGGCCCCCCTGCCCCGAATAGTAATTGGGAACCTGGTCAATCAGCAGCCAGTTGGAAGCGTAAATCCCGCCGCGGCGATACATGCGCAGGTGGGTAACCTGGGGGTCAGAGGAATAATAGCCGGAGACCTGGGCGGCTTGGCGAAGGTAGAAGGGCGCGGCAAGGGAAGAGAGGTAACCATATTGCCGATTGAATTGCATTTCAGGACTGGGGCTGCTTTCAGTTCCAGTGGCGAAATTATAGTACGTGTAACGGTAGTCATAACCAATACCACCGAAAGAAGAAGGCCCGTAGCCCCATTGCAAGTAGAGGCCGTTGAGCGCAACGGTGCTGTCACCGGTAGTCGAAGTCTCAAACTGCACCTGCCAACCGGTGATGTTGGTCCAGTCCAGGCCGGACTGTCCAGCCGAGCCGACCGGCAAGAAATTGCCACGGGGGATCAGCACTGCTACCCAAGCCGACTCGCCGGTAGAGAAGTTGGAAGGCTGAAGCTGGGCGGTGGTCGAGGACTCAGTTTGGCCAGTCAGCAGTCCCAGCGCGTCAGCGAGAATCTGATTCTGCGTGGTCTGGTAGGCGGAGTCAAGGTTGGCGATGTTGCCTTGGTAGTAGGCCGGAGCGATATTGGCGTAGTAGTAGGAGGATGTGTAGCCGGAACCGTTTACGTCAAATTGCAGCCGGATATTAGCAATGTTCTGCGGGGAGCCAACTTGGAGGGTCAGAACGATGAGATCGGAGTCAGTGACCTGGTTGGCGACTGATAGGTCAAATTTGGCAGTGACGCCGACGGTGGCGGTGGTATTGGCGGCCACGGTTCCGGTCCATGAGCCAATCGGAAAGGAAGTCGGCGGAGTGCCGAGAGGCTGATAAAATCCTAGTGCTGACATTTGGGTCGGATAGGGAGTTGAATACTGATCGATCAAAATGCAGTCGGCGGCTTGCGCGAGGCCGCCACAGAGGAGTCCACCTTGCGCTGAGATAGGAGTCAGCGAGAGGAAAGGAACAGTGACAGTATTGGAAGCGGTAATGGTGCTGGGATAAAAGCCGTCGGCCAAGGAGTTGGAGGAGCCGTAAATAGCTACGTTACTGGCGGTAAGGCTGAGAGGCTGAGATGTAGTGACAACCAAGTCGGTGTAGAAGTCGCCGACTTGATTGGACGAGACCACGGAATCAATAGGAACATAAGCCGGCGTGCCGGAGTTGAGAACGGAGAGAATGCCATTGCAAACTTTGCCAAAGACTCCAGCGGCCGGAACCGAGACCGAAACTGATTGGACCTGGGAAGTGCCGCTAATGGTCAGGGTGTTGGCAATGTTGTCGCCAACCTCGACATTGACATAGGCTTTGATTCGAAACTGATCGAGATTCGACATCCCGGTTACGCTAAATACCCAGGTGCGACTGCCAATGGTAAAGAGATACGCTCCGGTGGCGTCTTGCATTGGACCACTGTCAACGCCAAAAACTGTCCATGTGACGCCGCCGTTCACGCTATAGTAAAGGGCCACGTTGCCAACAACGAAACTACCGGCAGCCGGAGTTCCCCCAACGATGCCGGTGTCCACGACAGGAACGGTAACGGTCAGCGAAGCGGTCGGCGAGGTTGGAGTAGAAGGCAAACCGGAAATGATAGTGGTCTGGTAACTACTGCCATAGGAGGTTTGGGTCGCAGTGACACTACCTCCCGCAATGGCCGTGCCGCTGATGGTGTACTGAGAGAAATCTGTGGGAGTATCCAGGTAGAGGGCAGTGATGTCGGTCACCGACGCGTAAGCCCACGAACCAGAGAAACCCGATGCCGCATAGGTGTTTGAAGCTGAGAAGTTGTCGATCAAGGTCAGCAGCGGCGAGTAGGGCCGGGCATTGGCAGTATTTTCAGGCGGATCGATGCCGATTAGCTGGATGGGGTTGAGAATGCCGTTATCCTTGACCGATCCATAGGCGTCGTAAATGAAGAGATAGGCTTGCGAGGTCTCGTAGCAGGAGGTTACGACGGACTGGAAGGTCTGGCCGGAGAGTAGCGAGACGGAGAAGGGTAAGGTCAATTGCGAGTAAGGACCTTGGAGATTTCCTACTCGGCGCCAGAGGGTTCCATTCTGCAGGCCGGCGTAGCGGTAAGCCTGACCTTGGAAGAGAAGACGCGCAAGAGAGGTGACTGGTGACGGAAAATAGAAATTACTGGTGCCGGAGCCGTAGGGATCGCGATTGATGATTCGAGTGCCATAGCGGCTGCTGAGATTGCCCTCTTCTCGCTCGAAGGCGTTGAGGTTGTTGATGTAGAAGCCCTCGGGAACACGATCGGGCGCGTGCCTCGAATCAAGACCATGCGAGTTGTAAATAAAAGGAACGGATTTGTAATTCTTCTCGTCGGCCATCGCGCTCCTCCTACGTTGCCTGCGTTACCGCGGTTATCAATCCGCCGCTGACGGTTATCGAGCCTTGTGTGCCCCCACTAGTCAACTTGGCGAGCGTAATCGTCCCCGAGAACGATTGACCGTGCATGAGGTACAGGTTGGCCAATCCCTTCAAAGTCGAGCTACCACCCAGATCGAGTTGCGGTGAGACGGCGGCGGCGGAATAGTTCGCCGAGGCATGGCCTGCCGAAACCGCATCCGTCGGCCCAGTCGGTGCGGCCAGTCCAGTAACCGCTGCCCCCTGAACATCAATGCCGGAAGAAAGGATCGTAGGGCCGCCGGAGCCGAGGACGGAATTGAGGGTGGTCACGATTTGCGAAAGCTGCTGGTTGTGGAGGGCCACCCCGGAATCCGATGCGAACTGCTCTTTGCTCATCGCAGAATACTGGATCGGGAGCGGGCTGATGGAGGGCTTGGCCATCAGAAGTTCCCTCCCATCGCCGCGCCCATTTGACCCGTTTTCAACACGGCGTTACGGAGAAAACGGTCCCAGAGCATACAATAAAAATCAAATTTCCCTTTCGCAAATCTCTCTAAACTTGGGCCTCTCTGGCAGCCATCCTTGCTCCACGCATAGGCAAGCACGCGCCATTTTATAGCGAAAATTGCTGCATCGGGCACAAGAAAGCCGGACAGCAAGGTCAGGCTCTCGCTAGCCCTTACGCTCGCCAGCAATTCCACATAGTAATTCGTATCCGGCACCGGAGCGACGCCCCAACCGTAGACCCCGGCGCGATCTTCCCAGAACCGGCTGGGAATTCCCTGCTGCGCCGACCACCAGGGCTGGTTCAACGACAACTGCTCCTGACTCGATTCGTAGAGCCGCGTCAGGATGGGCCGCGAAACAAAACCGCCGCTGCTGGCTGAGCCGCTGGCAATCTGCGGCCATGTCAGCGTCAACCCGTCCGCCGAGACTGTGGCTAGCAGAAAAGTCGAGTTAGAGGCCGTGTTGAACACGGGATCAGCCACCCCGTAGACCTGAATTGGAAGATGCGGGGCCCACTGGTCCGCGTTGGCGGAAGCGGAGAGAACGGCGGTGACCGCCCCACCTGTTCGGCTGATCGTGGAAATGGGGAAGGAAGTCGAGGCGGGATTGGACTGCACCACTACCCTCTCTAGTTCGATCGTCGTCGGCGGGAGGGTCTGGTAGGACTGACCTTGAAGGATCGGCTGATTGGGGAAGATTTGGAAGATCAGTGGGACTTTGGTCAGGAACTCGTTCTGGGCCTGAGCGATATAACCGATGATCTCGGCTTGAGTGAAAATTGGATCGGTCGGCTGCTGGGTTGGAAACGTGGCCCCGAAGACTTGCTCGCCAGCGAGATGAGCGTTGACGAGGGTGGCTGTGAAAGTGTCATCGCCTGTGACAGCGATCACAGACACCACTTCCGCATCAGTTGCCTGCCAGCCTACAACGATTAGCGCGCCGGGGTAGAGATAGGATGTTGCCGGCAAAGGAGAGGCTGGATTGAGAGCCAAGGTCAGGGAGGCGCCGGGGCCAACGGGAGAGGCAAGAGTCTGGTTGACGAAAGGCTCGATTAATGCGAGACCTATTTCGACCATTAAATCCGCAACCGTCCGTTGTCCGATGCTCACGCGATGCAGTCTACCAGCGATTCAACGGTAAGTCCCTCAATTTAATTTGCCGCCTCGCTCTTTTCCGACTTCCTCTTCTGCTTGCGATCCTCATTGCGGTTCTTTTCTCGCTTCCGGGCGGCCAGCGTCCCGACCCGCTTGGTAGCCGTCACGCCGATTCCAGGCAACCGGATAGAACGGTGAAACCCCGGCGCGGAGTCGTCAACGATCATCGCCAGGCCCTCCGGTCCCGCGGCGAAATCTTCCGCGGCTTTCCTCGCTTCCTCAACCTCCTTGATGTTGGCGGGCAAGATTCCCTTTCCCATGCAGTTGCCGCAAGGTTGGCTGCGCTCGGCCCCATGGCGCACCACCAGATTCACTCGGCCTTCTCCTTCACATTTGGGGCAGAGCCGCGTCCACTTGGTCCCATAGCAGAAGGCGCAACAACGGCCGGGAAGAACGGCCAGGCAGGAGCAGTGGCGATAGGCAGAAGCGGCGGTGCCGGGGAGAGCCGGGGGGACAACAGGCTCTATATCGACAAGCCCTTGGCCCGGTTTTCCTGATGCAACCAGCTTGGGTTTTTGGCCAGGGGACATGTGATACACGTCAATGCGGTCTACTTCAGAAGGGGCAGTTGGGAACTCATGCCCCATCCGCAGCGCAAACGGACTGTCTTCAGGCTGCCTGGTCGGCGGAATGACTATTTGCTCCTGCTGTTCCTCCTGCTCCAGCATTTCCTCAGCAGCTTCAAGAATGGCGGGGTTGAATTCCAAAGTGAGGTCGATCGACATGGTGGGGGTTCTCCTTCGAGAAGGGTACACCGTATCGGGAAGTCATGGCAAGAGATTACCGGTGAGCGCCTTGCGACGGGGACGTGGCGGCACCGATCGAGCGACACCAAATCAACGAGTCGCGGCGATCCTCTATGCTGGAAAGCCGTTGCCCAATCTCCAGAAATTGCTGATAGAGCGCCATCCCAATCTCAGCATCGTTACCAATCTCCTTCAAGCGACAATAAGCCGTCGCATAAAGTTGAAGGGCTTGGTCAACCTCAGTATGGAATGGTGAAGTCTCCGTCCCGTCCGGCGGCCAAGGTGTCAAAATCGGGTAAGCGATCCCAGTCACCGTAGCCACCACCGGCTGCAGTGGCGCCGGATGAACGATGAAAGAGGATAGGCCCAGCGGCGCCCAGCGGGCGGGAGCCGCGGCGCGATCACTCTCCCAGGAGGACGACCAGGAAGCGCAAAGATAGTCCAAACTGTGCATCATGGTCTTGGGCAATCGGCGGCCCGCAAGAAAGATGTCGGTTACACAGAGGAGGCCCGGGGGCATTGCTTGCCAAACTGTATTGGGCTGGAGGGTGATCGGCGCGTTGAAGATTTGAGTTGGCCTGCCGACGATAAGCAGCAACTCTGTCATTGCCTCGGCAAGCCCGGCATAAACCTCAAAATTCTGCAACCAGAAAATCCCGTTAAGGTCTTGCAGGCGGTCTTGAACCTGAGGAGCCAATTGCGCGATTGTCGAGGTTAACGGCATAGGTCAGATCGTCAACATATAAGGCAGAATCGTGTTCGAGGCCGTTCCCTCAACCCAAAGGTGCTGAGTCTCGACCATGTTCCCATACACAGGATAGCCTACGGTAATCTGGCCTGTCGCCAAGCAGGACTCGATCAAAGTGGCCGAGGTTGGGCCGACTGTGCAATCCTCACCGAGGTAAAGATTAGCTGCGGCGCCATTGCCAATGTTGATCTGGGCGCAAGGCATGGCGAGAATCACGTATTCGCCGGCAGAGTGCGCGCGCTGGAGGCCTGTGACGAGAATATTGGAGGCGGAGAGGGAGACGGCTTGGACTGTGCCTCCATCAACAGGCGTCGTGCTGCCTTGGATGAAGGAATTGGATGCCCCAACCATAACATGATCGCCTTGGCGGAAGAGATTGGCGGGAGCGGAGAGATAGAGGAAGGCCGAGGAATTCGCTGAACCCGGATCGAGACGACCTGTGTTGCAATCGGGAGAGGGGGTAACGGCGGCGGAAAGTGCCGTGCCAAACAGAGGCTGCGGCGCGCCGGTAAGAGTTTGAGGTCCAAATCCACGTAAAGCCATTTTCTGCTACCTCCGATGCCTGGGCGACGGTGCCGCCACTTCCATTGACGCTGCCATCTGCGGCGGATGGCACATATCGCACCAGCAACTTGGATCGTGCCTCTCGACTCCTGGACCCGCTTCTTCCCTGCTGATTCGCTCCGACCGAGGCAGCAAATCGCTGCCAAAAGTCATCGCGCCGAGGTGACTGCGCGAGCCGACCACGCGATCCCTCGTCTTCTCAACAATACTCTCGACCGGAGGTTGCATATAACCGCCGCGATCGTCCTCGCCAGTCATCCAGCGGGGGTGGGCCGGCTTCTGCTCCGAGAGAGGGTGGCTGTAGCTCTCAGCAGAGTGGCTGTTGTCACTGGTCTCAACACCATTCTGATCGGTGCGGGTGCGAAATGTGTCGGCCATGAGTAACCTCCATCGCAGCGTAGTGTACAGCAAATTCAACGGAAAAGCTAAATTTCACCGCACTCACGAAGCTCTCGAATCATCGGTTCAACAATCTCCGGATGAAGCCACCCGCCGGCCTCGCTGGTAGCCTCAAACAGATCCTTCTGGCGATGCTGCGGCGGCCGGTCGAAGTCGGCTTCGCGCTCGTTGGCAACCAGGGAGCGGAATTTGTACTGCTTCTCGGCAATCTGAAGCTGGCGGAGGGATGTGACCTCGATCGAGTTGCCGCAGGCATCGTGCGCATGGGTGAGTGTTAAGCTCGCAAAAGGGTTAGCGACAGATTGGTGCGAGGGCGGGAAACGGCAGGCCCGGCAGCGTGTGCGTGGACCGGCAGGCGTCAGGCAGACAGAGTAAGCCGAAGAATCGTGGGTGCAGTCACAGATCATCGACTGAATCTCCTTGTGGCTGTTTTTCTGGCCGACTTCCTTGCCGGCTTTCGAGCGGCCAATCGGGCCGCCTTGCGCAAGAACGCTGATGAATGGCTGGCTGCTTCCTGCCGCGGTGTTTCTCTGGATTCGTCATGCATTGAATTAGTCCTTTCCGCTAGTCTACCTATGCTATCAGCCCCACTCGCTATTGCCCTCGCCGGCCATGACTCCGTGGTTAAAATCCCAAGTGGCGTTACGACCGCCGGAGAGCAAATCAGGAGCCTCTCTCATACTCTCCTCAGGATAAATAATTGATTGCCGGTAAAGGTCCTCGTCCGCCTTAGCCGCGTACATCAGCTTGTGGTTCGCCTCCTGGCGCAGTCGCCCGCCCTCCGCCGCGTCATAATACTTGTTCCACTTCGGCCCGCGGTAGGTCTTGGCCCAGGCGCGGCCGAAGTCCACCACTATGTCGGCACGAATGGCGGGTGGTAGTGCGTCGCTGTCGTTCACGAGGTTTGGGGGCTGGCAGTAGGCGGTCCACGGTATCGCCTGAACGATCGACGGCACCGGCCAAAGTTCAACCTGATAGTCTCCGTTGGGTGTTGACGGCATCTGGACCAGCGCGGTGGGCATGAAGACTCTGCTGCGCCAAGAGTCGAGGGTGTCGAGGGTCTGCTGGTTGTAGTCGAGACGCAGGCGCCAGGCCATCAGCATATTCTTCGCTGTGTGAATGTACTTGATGTTGCTGCCGATCGAATAATAGTACTGAGCGATGAAGTAACCTGCCGAAGCGGTGCTGGTCGAGGCCCACGGCATTTCGATGGTAAGAACTTGGGTGAAAGGGTTGCAGGCGGTGATGGTCATCGGAGGTGTATTGTAGCCCAGGCGGAACTGCTGACCGACAACCGCAGGGGTCCAGGCGGTGCCAGCGCCGATGACTTGCGTACTGCCTTGGGCGACACTGACCGAGCCTCCAATGGTGAAGCCCACGGTGGCAATTTGACCCCGAATAAAAAGGCCACTCCATGTCCGGCGATCATAGATGTCGCGAACAATAGAGTTGACTTGGACTTGAATGTCACTAGGGTCGATATCGGGATTCTCGCTGCCAATCGCGCCAATTATTTGCGCGAAGTTCATCTGATTGCGCCAGGGGGAGACGCCCGGAGTCGGGAGAACCTGATTGGCTGCGTTGATAAAAGGCGCGGAACCCATTTAGCTAGCCCTCCCTGACATCCCTAACCAAAAAATGCCTGCCCCGCCATGTACTCCCCCAAGGACTAGAGCGACAGCGGCGGAACAGGCAGCGGGAGGTGGAGCGGCAAACCACCAAATCGACAAATCAGGGCAAACGCACGAACTGACGATAGGAAGATTTGGCGAAGACCTAAAATCCAATCGCCATAAAATCCGCCGTTCCGCCGGCAAAGTTGGTGTTGGATGCAGTTTCAGCGAACACGTCGGTCAGCGCTTTCAGATACCAGGGATTCGACGCGGCAGGTCCAGCAGTCACAGGCTGGATAGCCTCCCAGATAACGCTACCAGGCGTGCCGGCCGCAATGGAACTGAATCCAACTGGAATCAACGCGCGGATAACCGCCAGCCCAAAGGCACTGGGATAAACGGCGTACCCTCCAGCCACATAGTCGCTGGCGCCAAAGCTGGCCTTGTTCTGCTGCAACTGGACACTGGGGCCGAGCATGGCGTGGGAATCGGTATTTTCGGTCCACGTAATCGACATTGGGTGTTTCCTCCTTCTTGGTTGAAGTCGAATCTGTGGACTAACTGCCCCAGAAGGTTGTAGCGCCGCCGACCAGTACATCGCAGGCAGAGTTGGAAATGGATGACATCTGAACGCCAAGCAAACGCCCAGAAGCGGGGACTGTAGTGGCCACGACTGATGCCCACGAGCCAGTGGTTAGACCGGCAATAGCGTTGCCAATGCCGGCGGCCGTCTGCGTGGTCGGGGCCAAAGCGCCAGACAAGAATCCGGCAACCTGAATCCAGCAGTAGGATTGCGAAAGCTGCCCATACCACTGCGCACCGGTCATGTTGGTTCCCAAAGCAGTTGCATTCGGCATCAGGTAGCCGGCGATTAAGGCGCCCCCAGTGGTCGAGTATGCGTTGGCTGCGTTGCCGGTGACCGTGGTGAGGCTCTCGTCAATCCAGTAAACCGGGGCGGGAGTTGCCTGCAAGGTGCCTGTCAGTGTGCTGGCGTCATAGAAATAGACATACTTGAAAACTCCGGGCGCGCCGAAGCCGGGGGTTGACGCGCCGGCAGTGGTTGAGAACACAGGACCGCTGCCGGTCGCAGTGTACTGGCCCCAAGGCGGCGAATAAACGAAGCCCAGCGCGTTCTTCGCGGTGGCGTCGAGTTGAGTTTGCGGATTAGCAAAACGAGGGTAAGGACCGTACATGACTGTTTCCTCCGTTGGGACGACTCTTAATGACCCGTCACTTGGCTCCGATAAGGTGGGAGCAAACCTATTGCGTTACGGAGGGCCAATCAGACGGTTAAGCTGTCCAATGGCCCCAGTTAATCCAGGGCATCAAGTGTTCTGGACGTTGGTCAGCACGCCGCTGACTCTGGGCTGAGCGTTGACAATATCGCCAAGGAAGACGGTCTGGCCGGCGCCATCGAGCGACTCCGGCAGTTCCTTGAATCCGGTGAAGCCAAACTGGAAGAGCTTGTCCTCGGTGACGTAGCACTGAAGGAATTCGTCCCGGTTCAGGAAAACGTCGCCGGTGGGGACATACTGGTCAACCAGCAACCGCTTGTTGCCGTAGAACTTCAGCGAGGTCGCGCCAAAGCTGAGCACGCCCGGATCATCGTCCATCACGCGCTGTGCCGGGAACATCCTCAGCCACATGGTGTCCCAAATGGCCTGAGTCATGAAAGCCAGGTTGGGCTGAGTGTTGCCGAAGGAGGCTTGGCCGAAAGCGTACTGAAGGATCTGCGTGGTCAGAGGCGAATTGACATTCTGGTAGTAGCCGGCGATCCCGGCATTGGCGCCGGTGCCGATAGCGGCGCGGGCGAGCTGGCCATACTGCGGGTAATTGGTGCCAGAATCATTGGCAGCAAGCAAGCCGTCGAGGGCATTGACCCCGCTGACCGTGCCCTGGCCGTCGCGGAAGGTGTCCTGAGCCAGATACTGCATCATCGACTGGTAGAGGTTGGTTGTCTTCACCTGGACATAGGACATCGCCGCCTGGCTACCCTGGTTCAAGGCGATCCGCTGCCGGCTGAGGGTAACGTTGGTGTAGTACTCCTTGGGCGTGAAGATCATCGCCGTGTCGGTCTCGAACGAGGAGATATCGAACACGCCACCATCGACGGTGGGTCCGCCCTTCAAGGGAGCGTACTGGATCGGAACCTGAATCTGATAGCCCGAGAAGGTCTTGAAGTTGTCCGGACGGAACAGAATCGGGAATATCGTGGACACCCGAAAGTAAACATCCTGCACGCGGGGGATGATATAGGCGTAGGTGAATGACGTCAAATCGTTGTATATGGCCTGGTTACCTGTCACTGGCATTGGATATGCCCTCCTTCAAGGTTCGGGATTCACCCGTCTCGAAAACAAGTAAAGGGGCAAACAAGCGGAACGTCAAATTTCAATGTTCCTGTTTTGCCTGTTTGCCCAGTTATATTACCTGCCTTACTGCGTCCATCCCTGTCGCATCGACGCGAAAGCCTGCGCGGCCTTATCGGCGTCGGCGGAGGGAACGGCCACCGCGTTGGGGCTGATTGTTTTCACATTGAAATCCACGAAATTGGGCGCCATTGGGTTGCCCACGCCGGGAACAGCGGAACCGGGAACAATTGCGGTAGCCTGGGCAGCGAGACCAGCCTGCACCCCGTCGGCGATCCGCTTCGCAATCCTCTTCTCGCCCACGAAAGCGTTGTAGGTGTCGGTCAAAAGATTGCCGTGTTTCGGGCCCTCGGCTGCGTAATAAGCTTCAAACGTGGCTCGATCCAGTTCTTCACCGAACTCACGCGAATGAGTGGCACGAATGGTGTAGATTTCATCCGCAATAGCCGCCCCGCGACCAATGATCTGAGTGCGCTCGACAGCAAAAAGGGCTTGGGCTTTCTTCTCGGCCAAGGCATCGACGGCAGAGGCGAATTGCGGCGAGGAGTAGATAGAGTTCACTCGTTCGTTCAAGAGGGCGTTGATCTGATCGAGGCCAATGCCTATAGCGGGGGTGGGATTGCCCGTGGCTACAGCAGCAGGAACCGCAGTTGCCGTCGCCGCCGCCAGCCTCACCGGGTCACCATCCACAAAAGCCTTGTAGACGGTTTCGCGGGAAGTCAGCAGAGTCTGGGCGTTGGGGTTGCGAGCAAGAGCTTCGCGCATGGCAGGCCGATCAACTTCCGAGAAGCTGTTCAGAATGTCGTCGAGTTCGTTGGTAATTTCGGGCATGATGAGTCTCCTTGGGGTAGGGTGGGTTAGCGTTTACCGATTATTCAAACTAAGCTCCGGTTCCGGCCACGCCGCCGGTTGCCGCCAGGGGAGGAGGGGGTGAAGCTCCGGCAGCCGCGTTACCTGCCGCGGCGGAACTGCCGATGTCGGTGTCCGTGCCATCCCCGCCTTCGCTTTCCTCGCCTTCAAAGACTTCATTGCGCAAATCCTTCAACGAGTCGGCCACGGACTTGATTTTCTTCGACACATCAATCCCGTTGGGCTTCAGCTTCTCCATCTTGTCAAAGATCATGAGCAGCTTTTCCATCGCGGTGCGGAATTTCTTGGTGTCTTCGGCAGCGGCGGGCTGGCCAGCGGCCACTGGTTGAGCGGTGGCGGCCTGGGCATAGAAGTTGGGAGGCGCAGTGGGGCTGCCGGATTGCATGGCAGCGGACGAAGATGGTAAGGGAGAGGTGGCCACGGCGGGTCAGTTCCTTTCTGCTGGTCTACTGGCCCGCTGGTTACAGGTTCTTCTCAGCAGCGTCGATGGATTCGACAAAATGGGTGCCGGTGCGCGCGCCGGAGACGGAGGGAGCGGCAGATTCTGAGCCAGCCAGTTCGCCAAAAGCCACGAAATCACCCTTTTTCATCTTAGGCTGAGGGATCGGCTTGCCGTAGCTGACTTCGAGACTGCGATCGTCACGAGGATTGCCTTTTTCAACGGAGGCTGTATCGGTGGACATGGAATGGATTCTCCTTCTTGGGCGATAAAGTTATGAAATTTCCAGTGGCCGGTTACCCGGCCACCAGGGTTGACCTCTTTCGAGGCTTGGTGAAACTAGGCGCGCTTGGCTTTGCGCTTCGCTTCACGCTTGACAGTCCGCTTTACACGATGACGAGGCATGGTGAAATCTCCTTTCCGTAAGGACGTGTAACGGGGTTTTGGTAACGGTGGCCTCCACCATCGGGTAGGCATTGCTGCCTGTCGGAGACAGTAGAAAGGTAAATTGTCGGAATGTCAACTCTTCAGAGACCGCGAAACCCAGTCCGCCGCGAGTGCATTCGTTGCGATTGGCGGGCAGCTTGACGGAGGGAACTGGGGCCGCCGGCACGACCGAGGATGGAACGAACAGGCTTACGCTGGCTGCCACGGGAGAACTTGCGCTTGGTCTGGAGGGATTTCATCGACGGGTCTCCTTGCGCTGATGCGATCGAGCAGCGGACTTGCGTTTGTGCTTTCGATTAGGCAGCCGACGGATATTCGGAGTTTCCGAGGCCCATCGATGAGCAGTCCCACGGGGGAGTTCACCACGAGATTCCTTGGCGAAGAAGAGCCGTTGCTGCGCTTTGGATTTGAATGGCATCTCTACTTCCCTCCCTTTCCTTTACCCTTCCCCCCACCCATTAGCGCCATAATCGCCATTTTTTGAAGTGCTTCTTGCTGCAACTGTTTTTGGTTCTCCCCAATATTAATGTTCGCGCCCGCAGCATTGAGGGCAATCAGCACCTGCTGATTCGACAACACACCTTGCCGCGCCAGCACCACAGCCATCTGCGCACGAGTCTCCTTGTCAAAGCTGAGCGCCGAGCCGGGTCGGATCGAGAATTGGAATTTCCTGACGAACTTCTCCGGCGCCATCCCGCGCTGCATAAGACTTCCATACATCGGATTAAAGTCCCATCCCGACATACCTTTTTCACCCAAAATTGCAGTTCGGTGGCCCATTGAATAGTATTGCAGCATGTTGCTGACGACCATCTGGCCAGTCCTATTCATAAACTCTTCCAACCGCCTCCCTATAAGCCTGACCATCGACGACCGCGAGTTCTGAATCATCTCCATCGTATCGTGGGAGGGAATTTGCTCCTTCTGCGCAGCCGCGTCCACCGCTGCCGAGCCAGTAGTCTGGTCCATCTCCCGCATCACATTCTGATATATGTTCATAGCCGCGGTGGGGAATTGAGGTTGCTCGCGGAACTTCGGAATCTGGCCGCCTGACCGCAGCGCGTTGTACTCGATCTTGCCACCAGAGATGGTGGTCGAAAGGTTGTCGAGATCGGCGCGGGAGATGGCGTCGGTAGGGGTGATAATCGTCGGCGTCAATCCAGCCTTGATGGTTTCTATCATCCCAGCCATCAGACGATTCAGGATGTCCTGCGGACCAATAAGATTCCCCATCAGTGACATCGAGGCGGGAGACAGCCAAGGAGTGCGCAGAGGAAGAAATTCCACATAAGGCCCCGGGCCGAGATTGTGAAAATAAGGATTGCAGGTGTCTTCCATTACGCGGCCGCCGGCGACGGAGAAGACTCGACCGCGGGGAAAAAGGGGCTGGCCGGGCTCGACCCAGTAGCTCCAGTTGGCCCAGGCAATCTCTCCCGATTTGCTACGGACATGGCCTCCAACTCGCCGTGTGGTGGAGGATTCGTTCAAGGCCGGGTCCTGAAGCCAGAATATGCGCTCATCAACCGTGGGATAAAGAAGATCACTCTGGCTGGTCAAGCCGTTCGCTCCGGCCACCCGGCCAATAAGCGCTTGCATCTGCGGCGAGTATTTCCCCCACTGCTCGGAGGAAGTACCCGAGGGCCGCATTGGCCCAGACGAGGCGGAAGCGGAGGCGTCAGGTTTAATGAGCCGAACCATCTCGCGGCCATAACGGCGGGCCAGAGATTCGATCGTTACCGTGCGTGTCTCGATCAGGCATTCGCATTCAGGAATAGGAGTCGAAGGGCCGTTGGCACCCAGCTTGTAGAAATTGAGAGGGTTGATCGAAAGGAGGGCGGTGTCGCCCAAGCCTCCAGCGAGGTGCCGGTTCCATTCCACCTTACCAACACCATGAGCCAGGAGTCCAAACCCCACGATGTCCTGAAAAGCGTCGTGAAAGGAGGGATTGGCGGCCCAGGGTTCGAGCAGAGAGGTCAAGAGGCGCTGGGTCTCGCTGTAACCGTCTTCGGTGTCGTAGCAGCGGATTTGAGGCTCGGGCTTACCGTCGGTCAGGAGCGAGACAAGTTCCCAATACTGGCGAAACATTCGGTTGGTGACGGGGCGCGAGTTGCCGTAGGCAGTGGGACGAGCCGGCCACTGGCTGCCAGAAAGGTACTGGATAATGCGAGGGATCAGCGAGGTGATGGGGGAGGAAGCGGCAGAAGAGCGAGCCTGAAGGAAGGCGCGATCAGCCCAGGCGATGACATCTCCCTCCAGCCTATCCCAAGGCATCGGCAAGTCGGGCCGGCCTGCGTAAGAAGGGACTGAAGAACGAGCGGAAACGGAGATCGGGCTAGTCTGCGTGGCCATCGGCGGCAGTGTACAGCCAAGGAAGCGGAAAGGCTAGGCCATCGAAGGATTCAGCGAAGATTTGTAGTCACAAACGGCGGCCTTGCATCCGCCGCTGGCGCCGCGCCGGTCGGAAACGCAAATTGGCCCCCCGGCCCGGCCATCGGGTCCGACCCATCCGCCGGGACCAGCAGACCACTGCCGTCATCACGCAGAGATGCAAAATTGGCATGAGGCGGGGCAAGAACATTGCCCGCGGCATCAACAGGGGCGGCGAGATTATCCGCTGAGGGGCTCGCCGGCTGGCTGGCCATCTGCGGCATCGCCAACCCCATCCCGCCGAAGAACTGCCGCAACGTCTCCTCCTTCAGCTTCATCGCCGCGTTGGCCTCGCGCAGTTCCTTCAACTCCTTGGCCATGCCGAGCACCTGCCTGCCGGTCTTAATCCCCAACCCAGCCATCTCTCGGGCGTATTGGCCCTCGATCAGAACGGAATCGGGGTCGGCGAGAGCGGTGTTGGCGGAAGAGAGTGTGGTCAGAAGGTTGGAAGGGAATTTCTGGCGGAGGGCCTCGGCAACTTCAGGATGGAGCCAGAGAGGAAGAATGATCGTGCCTGCCGGCTGCTTCTCAACGAAATCAATCTTGTCCATACGAGGCCGGTTGGGGTTGGCGGGATCGGACACAGCGGCGTAGGAGTAGACACGGCCGCAAGATTGGCACTTCAGCAGCATCCCTTCCTGCTTGGCGCCCATTTGGCGGATGAGACGGGCGGGAGTGCCCGCTTTGTCGCAAGCGGAGCACCAGTAGCCGGTAAAACCTGATTGAGATGACATGGAAGAAAGCTCCTTGGGCTGAGAAAAGCTTACTACTTGCCGAGCTAGCTGGCTACACCATTTCGTTCCACCCGCCCAAATCCCCTCCACCTAAATCCCCCAAAGCCGAATCCCATTGCGCGGCATCAGCCCCCGGCGAAGCGGCGCCATAGCCCGCACTGGCCCGATTGAACATCCCCTCCAGCCGGCCGGTTACCGAAGCGAATTGCGTGACGATAGCCGGATTGATCTCCCGATCCTGCATCCCACCCCGATAAAGTTCGTTTTCGATTCCACGGCCGTGGTGGATGACGCTGAAGGCGGTGTTGGCCTTGCTGACACGAATTGGACGAATGATCCAGTCAGGATTAGCCTTGACCAGATCCTCCGCCGCCTGCAGCGACCTCTCCTGGTGGCGTAGCCGGTAAAGCGGGTCGTAGACTCCGTAGATGACAGCGCCGACTGGAGGATGAAGAGCGCGAACGGCAGCGACGGATGTAGTGGCCGCGGTGGATGAACCCGCTGGCCTGCGAAGATCGGGGGCAGTCTGGCGAAGGCAGTAGAGCGCGATGCAGATTGACATCGCAGCATCGTCATGACCAACAGGCGCGCTGAACCCCTCTCCCTCCGTCTCGCAAGCTCGCAACTCGTCCAAAGTGTACCCCGACTGAATTGTTATCCCGTCCTCCAGCAAAGTCTCATTCATCTTGTTCTTCAGCAAGGGCTTGGTTTTAGGCGTCGTCTGCCAATGAGCATAGGATGCTACCTGCGCTTTGAAATGGTCGGTGCGGCGAGGAATGTAGATGCGCGGATACTCCAGTTGGTTCATCAGGTAGTCAGCAGTCGAGCGACCAGGGCCATTGTATTCGACAGCAATCTCGCTGCGATTGAAGTAGGTACCGATAGCGTACATGATCCGGCCAAACGCCTCGGGCGGCTCGTCGTTGCCGACCCATTCCCCCACCTGAATATCTGGCTCATTCAGGAATCCAGCCTTGAGGACTTGGCCAACAGAGAAGTCCTGACCAATTCCCTCGCCGGCGTCAGCGGCCAAGTAGTATATAGCGGAAGAATCGGGCTGCTCCCAGAGATAGAGCCTGCCGCCCATCGTTCCCCGGCGTGGCAAGGCAACGTCACGATAGTGGCCTGCCGCGTCGAGCATGTATTCCAGATGGACTTTAGGAACCTCGCCGCGGCCCTTAAAGATGATTTCCCCGACCCACAGCGGCTGGCGGATATTGGCCTCTTGCTGATCGAGTTTGTGGCGGGCGAAGGCGGAATAGCCAGAAGCCTGGAAAGACTCGCGCGGAGTGATGGCGTAGCATTCAAGGTGGCCATAAGGAAAACCTGACTCAGCAATCGAATCCTTAATCCCGCGACGACGGAAGTTCCAGAATTCAGGAGTGATCTTAAAATCCTCTTCGATTTGAACCCGAGTTTGAACCTTCTGCTCCTCGGCAGTCAGCACGAAAGGCTGCTGGCGAGGACGAATTGTACGAGAATTCTTACTGTCTCGATAGGACGGAAGAAAGACCGGGGTCCAATCAGTATCCTCGTCGCGATCGTCGGTGGCGGCCATCCAGAGGTCGTGATGAAAGTTGGACATGCCGTTGGGTGTGGATTCGGCAAGAACGATAGGATCAGGAGCTTTTTCGAGGGAAGGCTTGATGTCGGAACTGAAAATGTCGCTCGCTGGCCATCTTGAAGTCTCTGACATATGCAGACTGCGTACCGACTTTCCAATTGCCACACCTCCGGTTTCACCCGCATGAGTAGTAACTACGATAGTTCCTAGACCGGGATCAGTTGACCTCTTACTCTCATCTTTCCTACCAAACTCCAAATATTCCCCACGCTGATGGTACTGCCTTTCAACACGCATCCACCAGGGGATACTGTCGTAAGCTACATTGATTTTACGTTGAATCCACGCAGCGGTTTTAGGATTCTGCGCAACGGAGAGAGTAAAAGCATTGGGAAGGAAGAAGGTCCGCCAGCACATGACTCCATTACAATATTCGGTCCCACCGGATTGACGAGGCTTGTCGATGACCAAGAAAGCGCGACCGTCTTCAGCCAATTTCTTCGCAAGGGCTTCCTCAATCATCCATTGCAAGTCGTAGAGCGGAGACATACAGGTAAGGATGCCTCCTTCTGGCTGAATGACATGGTAGTTATTGAGGTAGTAAACACGATCGGTACAACAACGGGAGGTTTCACCGTATATAAAAGATCGCTCGACAGAGGAAAGATAAGACCAAGCCAATTCCTTGCGTTCGTCGTCGGAGCCTTTGGGGTAGGCTCGTTTGGCCTGAGCGAGCCTCTCATCAAGAGCTTCAATAGCGTCGTTAATCAAAGGGTCGGCGCGGTGAAGACGCATGAAGAGAGTTTACGCCTTTTCTACCAGAAACCGCAAAAAGCCCCTCTCGCCGCCAATTCTTTCATTCGATTATTGAACTTCCGCCCACGCAGCCCGCAACTGTATTTGTTGCCTTGTTCGACATGGACCATCTCATGCAGCAAAGTATTCATGCAAAGAGAACGAGAAAAAAGGCAGCAAGTGTTGATTGTAATGTGCCACTCGATGCGATCTACAGGGCGATACTTGGGACGGGGACCATAGAGTTGGCGATAGACAGCACGATGCGTAGTGCCAAGCCAACCACCGGGAATAAGGGCAATCCGCAATCGCGTGACCTCCAGACGCCCACCGAAGTAGCGAGAGTTGGCCTCATTGAATGCACGACGCAAGTCAGCGTCGGTCCAGCGTTTAACCTTTATCCTCTTCGTCTTCGTCCTCGTCCTCGTCCTCATCCGCATCCTCATATTCGTCATCGACTAGTTCGTCGTCTTCCAAATCTCCTGTGCGTACTCGGGGCATTACAACGTCCTCCTTTACAGCTTCGATAGTGGTTGGTTGCCCCACCTGTTTGCCGTCAGTCAGCGTCCGCGCAGAGCGTTCAGCCTGGATGGCACGGATGACTGCTTCAGGACTCGTCAGCCCAGCCACCCCCTCGCCGCGGCCTCCCTGGGGCGCCTGGTTCAAGATATTGGTCTGAGAATTGCTGACGATCTGCACGGCCGGGTCACGGGGCTGCACGACAGCGAGGATAAACCTGCTGGTGTCGATGGCCTGCAGCCGAACGCTATGGTCCGGGCGCTCGACTTCTTCCTCCAGGATCTCTTTCTCGCCAGTAGCCTTGTCGATCATCACCACCTTCTTACCCTGAAATTTGGTGGCTGAGAGAGCGGAATCAAGAGCAGAAGCTATTTTGGGCAAGGCATTGAAGAAGAGTCTGCGCGCAGCCTGGCCAGTGGCGGCGGCAGAATAGCGCTCGTTGTCAGTGCGGACCAGGAGAAGGGATCGCTCAATTTCCTCCACGCTAACGGACTGACTGACAGCGAGGTCAGCGACAGACTGGCCGGCGCGATTGGCCCAGAATCGACGCTGATCGAGAATAGTAGGCTCGGCGAGAACAAAGTCGAGGAGGACACAAGAATCAGCGGCCACAGGGGAACTGGTCTCGGAGTCTGGTTTCTGCGCCGCCGTCAACATCAGCCAAGTTCCCCCTTTTCCATCCATTCTACCCCCTCTTCGAGTTCCAGCCCACTGAAATCCAGCGGCGGAGGAACCGGAACGGGGTGCTGGTTGGCTTCGTCGAGGAGGGAAGAGTAGATACCGGCGCCCGCGGCGGGAGGGGTGGAGTAGCCAAAGACACTGCCAGGGCCCGCTGTTGCGTAAGCTGCCTGCCCCGTCAATGCCTGCTCCTGCCGACGCCGCTCAAAGAATTGCTGCACACGAACCGCTTTCTCAGCTTCGGTCAAACCAGCCAGAGGGTCGTCAGGAGGCCGGAGCGGACTCGTGTACCTCACCGCATCCTCCACTGCTTCGTCATCCAACCCCATACCGGTCTGAGTGAAGTCCAAAGCCGGCTGGGCTGGCTGAGCGAAAAGAGCCTTCTGTAAAGTGTCTACCTGAATGGTCAGGGACTTGACCAGTCGCTGAAGACTGAGAGAGGTCGTGTACATCCGTTCGGCATCGAGGCGCGAGAGACCGAGTGTGACTTCGCCGCGCAACTGGTCCATCGAGAGTTTGCTAGTGGCAAGAGCGTCAGAGGCACGAGCCAGGGCGGAAGTGACGCTAGCGGAAAAGGCCGAAGCGGTGCGGTAGAGCGCATAAACCATCACAGCTACGAGAGCCAGCGCAAGGCCCGCGCCCATTCCGACGGCAAGAAGTGCAAGGTCATTCATTGACTGATTCATTTTGATCTCCTTCTCCATCCATCCCACACCCTCACGATCCGCCCAACCTAGCGTCTTGAAATAAATCTGGCCTGCCAAAAGGAACTGTGTGTTTTTCTTCCCCGCATGGCCCGCCCCATTTCTGTACGTAGTATTGTGAGCCTAATGGGTGCATGATGCTGTTCAAGAAGCCTATCTTGGGATCGCTTCTAATCGTCATGCTGTACTCGTGGTTTACCTCTATCGCGGTGTCGATGCACTCGTATCCCGCAAGGGTGACTCGTCGATAGTAGTCCTGATCGCCGTGATACCAAGACAGGTTTTGGTCGAACAGCCCCACATCGTCAAGCATCGCGGTATTCAGCGCCACGAGAGCGTCGTAGCTGGTAAAAACAACTCCCCACTTACGTCCTTCGGATGTGAATTGTCTTACAGTTTCAATCAACTTCGTATACGCTCCCTCCGGTGCCCAGGCATCGGAGTGCAACCAAAGGCACATACTGGCCCCTTGCCGGCGTGCGTCCAATAGCGCGAAATTGACGCAATGGACGAACCATATCGGCATAGGAGGGCGAAACACCCGGCATCCCGGATCGAAAGAGATCCCGTTCTCCGAATTGTCGATAACCGTCAAATCCGGCAACACTTCAGCAGAACTTTCGATGGCGCGACGCACCAAATCTTCGCGGTTTACGAATCCGATGTACGCCTTATAGTCGCTCAAGCAATCCCCTTTCTCAGCGCGGCAATCACAGCCGTTACGCTTTCGTCGTCCAAGTGCGGTCCCATCGGTAAACTTAACACGCGCTTGGCCATCCTCTCCGCGATAGGAAACCGGCCAACACTATCAACATACGCCCTTTGCATATGTGGCTGGATTGGATAGTGAATCAGCATCTCAATCCCCACCTTCCGCAGAGTTTCTTGAATGGCATCCCGTTCTGCAGATTGCACGACATAAAGATGCCAAACAAGGGTAGCCCACTCCGGCACGGCGGGAAGTACTAATTCTGTATCCGCCAACTCTCTCGTGTAGCATGCGGCAATCGCGGTGCGGCGAGCATTCCACACATCTAGATGCCTGAGTTTAACACGCAAAACAGCGGCCTGCACAGGGTCCAGACGGCTGTTCCATCCCTTGACTTCATTCACATACTTCATTCTTGAACCATAATTGCGCAACACTCGAACTCGGTCAGCAAGCTCCGAGTCATTTGTTGTTACGGCCCCGGCATCGCCCAGAGCGCCTAGATTCTTGCTGGGGTAGAAACTCCACGCAACCATATCCCCATGACCGCCGATGCGCTTGCCCTTGTACCGAGCGCCGTGCGCCTGGGCCGCATCTTCTAGGACGCGTATTCCGTATTTCCGTGCAAGATTGAGTATAGGGTCAAGATCGGCCGGTTGCCCATATAGATGCACCGGAAGAATCGCTTTGGTGCGGGGCGTAATAGCAGCTTTGATCTTGCCCGGATCAAGATTGTAGGTGGACTCCGATGGCTCGACAGGAACCGGGACGGCCCCAGACTGGCTGACGGCCAGCCATGTAGCGATAAAGGTATTCGACGGAACGATAACCTCATCCCCGGCTCCGATCCCCATCGCAAGCAGGGAGAGATGTAGCGCATCAAAGCCGTTACCCACGCCCACGCAATGCGCGGTTTCAGTGTAAACTGCGAATTCATGCTCGAAAGCCTGCACATCCTCCCCGCCGATGTACTGACCAGAGCGCAAAGATGCCAGTATCACCAGCTCAAGTTCATCTTGAAGCTCGCGGTAGGCCGCTCGGAGATCGAGAAATGGGATACTCATCTTTGGCCCCGTGCCTGCATGAAGTCCTCGTAATCGCGGTAGTAATCGGTTTCATCGTAGTAATCAGACGCGAGCGCCATGCAGACCGAACCGGAAGAGAAGTTGTACAGTTTCCGCCAGATCATCGGGCAGACGTAAAGACCTTTGCAAGGGCTATCCAGATGGAAATGCGTCCTGTTCTCGCCGTCGTCGAGAATCACATCGAAACTGCCAGACATGGCGACAATGAGTTGGTGTAGATCTTTATGGGCATGCCCGCCGCGCTCCGACCCGCCCGGAACATCGTAGAGATAGTAGACCCGCTTTATTGAAAAAGGGATTTGATGATCTCCTTCAATGAAGGTTAGGTTTCCCCTTTGATCGGAGATTTTCGACAGGTCGATGATTTTGCAAAGCTCAATCACCTGTAACCTCAATGCCGTTAGGCAGGTAGTGTCCATAAGTTTCAAACGCTTTGGCGATTGCTTCTGAGGAAACACGGTAGAAGTAGTCTTCTTCTGTTTCCTTGACTCTTATAGCCCCAAAACGTTCGTGGAATTGCCACGCTCTCTGGTTTTTTTTGCGAACATCAAAGTGCGACTCGCTGAATCCTAAATCCAGCGCGAATCGATAAACCATAAGAGCAGACTCCAAAGCGAATTCGCTTGGCCTTTCTTCTCTCAGTATCCAAGAACCCCAGCAAAACGAATCTCCCTGCGCATCGTAGAGCCTAACAGTTCCGAATCTCTCGCCACGCATATCCTCGATGATGAAGTAGATTTGGCTGTTGTCGTTCGCGTACTTCTCCATCCATACAACCTGCAAGGAAATGTCTGTTGAGGTGGGAGACAGATATTTTCCTTTCTCCGGGTCAGTACGGAGCCCGACGATAAACTCCGCATCGTCTTTCGTGGCATTACGGAACACCACGTTGCTGCCGACCACTCTTCGTGGCTTGACAAGAACAGGTTTCATCGACCTAATCCCCAAAATTGAGGCGCGGGGTGGGCTAGATTGCTTGAGCCGCGCCTTGAGAGGATCAAAGCCGGCCTAAACCGGCGTGGTGAACTGAACCGCTACGCTCTGAGTGAGTTGCGAAGGAGGCGGAGGAACAACGCCGATGGTCGTGATTGTGAACGCCTGGGTCCAAGTAGATACAACCGAATCGGTGTCGTTGACAGTGCAGGTCGCCACGCCGCTCACGGCCACGCCCGCGCTGTCTGCCACGCCGATAACGGTGGCAGTCAGGCCGTCCGGGTTGAGCGAGACGGTAGCCGAGGGATCGTTGAAGGAGTAAGAGACGGCTGAGAGGGTGCCACCGGACGGAGTGACGCCATCAGCGAGTAGGGGTTGAATCGAAGCCTGTGAGGCTTGTCCGACGTTGAAAGTGAGAGCGTTGTTGGGCATGAGAGAATCTCCAGTGAAACGAACCGCGATTGAGCGGGTGATTTGTGGATGGTTTAGGTGGCGGAGAATGTGCAATATCCGCCCCAGGGATTTTTCAATACGATCCAGGCGGCGCTCGATCTGGTATTCCGTATTTTCATCCATCGAATTACCACCTTTCCTAATTCGAGTCTACGCTGACTTTTGGCCATGCCAGTCATTTCAAATGCCCCAGTAGCCAACTCTTCCACTCGGGCCAGCAGTTCTCCCATTCATATCTGGGATCGAGCAGGGAACGGGCGTGGCTAAACTTATGGCTAAGAATCTCCTCTACTTTGTCCACTACCACACCCACGTCGTAAATCGGTCGCTGAATCAGGTATGGAGATTCTGATGAGAACGCTACCGGACTGATTCGCATCGCAGGAGGCGTGAACTCGGCTGACCCGGCATAAGTCGTTCCCACCACAGGTAGTCCACAGGCCAGCGCCTCAAAAGGCGAATATCCAAAACCCTCACTACTGGTGGCTATCATCACGTCACAAGCTGAGTAAGCCCATGCCAAGGTGTCATCCGCCAAGCGGTCAGTCGTCAAACAAACCCGACCGTCCAACCCAAACTGCCTGACCATCGCCAGAAGGTTCCAATGGACAGCCGGATTGGTGGAAGAAGGCTGGAGCGCGTCAGTGTGCCCCCAGAGGAAAACATTGGCGCCACGGCGAAGAAGCTCGGCAGTGGCCTGGAAAGCATCACCCCAAGTTTTCCTACTCGAATTTGTTCCGCACATGCAAACCAACACTTGATCATCCTTCAACGGCAATGCCGATTGACCGTTGCTAATGCGAGAGAAGAAGGTCTGCCTGGCCTGGGCGCGGTCACGAGGAAACCAGACGGTGCGGTCAAAACCGTGGGGGAGGTTGGGCACGCTGTTGACAACACTCACGACTGATTGCCCGCCCCACTTCTCCAAGGTCTTCTCGATCACTTCGGCGCCGTAGCGATTGTAAGCCAGCAGCCGATCGAAGCCAGCCAGGATCGGCGCGAGTTGATGGCCGAGAGTTCCGTCAGGCAGATGCCCGTCGATAGGGCAGTAAAGCCAGCGTTGGAAAGGGGAGTTAGAGAGTCGAGCGAGCAAGGCGGGCGAAAAGGAAGGAGAGCCTGGGTTACTTATAGACTCCCAATGCTCACGACTTACTGACTGAGGGCGAGGAAGCAAAAACTCCCTTAGCGGATGCAATGGTTGCAAAAGATGCGGTTGGGCCATAAATTGAACCCAGCTGGCATTTTGAATGAGGAGGACAATTCCTTTCTCGTCCCCAGCAAAATCCTTCCAAATGGCGGGCAGTTCCATCGGTACTGTCCCCTGCAGCCGCATGACCGAGCAGTTGAAGAAAGGAAACTTGGAAGAGGACGCAATTGGCCCGCCTATACCAAAAGAGCCGACCCGGAAAGTATCAGAAAGATCAGAGTAGATGCGAATGGCAAGATCGCGCGCAATCCTCGCTAAACCAGATGATCCAGCAATCGAATCGGCCATTATTAAGAGCGGAATAGCGGTCATTATTCACCAACCTTTCCACGCGCCCGTTCCTGCTTCCTCTTCTCCATCTCCACAGTCAGAAACGCGGCCATCTCGGTCAGGCAAACGGCGTCGAGGACTTGTGGCCCGGCGGGAGAGTAGGTGTATCTGCGCCACGGAGCATACCACGAGACTCGTCCGAGCATTACCTCGCTGCCGTCGTTGACAACCTTCCACGAAAAGGTCAAGCGATCCTCTGGCTGGGACTCGGGTTGGAAGACAAGATAGCGCATCAGTCGATTCCTTTCACTACTACAAAAGGATTCTCGTAACAACGATTGCGAAAGTCCGAATCGAACCTGCCAAATCCATCCACGTAGATTGAGTCTTGCCCGATGAGGGAAGTTGACGAACCCCCTACCCGGATCGCCGGAGGCTTCTCGCCGGGAAACATATCTTGGTAACGACGCTTGTATGTGTTTCCTTCGTGGAAATTGGCAACAAACAAAGTGGCTACCCCAAAATGATCTTCATGCAAGATTTCCAGCAAGGCTTGAGTTGCACCGCACTGCCGAGGAGTGGAAACGACACGACCTGACCGAATCAGTTTCTTGATACGCCTGCGATCCTTGCCATCTTCAGGAGTTCCTGTTGCACTTACAACCCATTCACCTTTGACCATCTCACCCACCAACCTTCTCGTAAAATTCCCACAGTTTTATCTTCAGCGCCTCCAACATTTTCTTGCTCAGCTTCTTCCGGCTAGGAATCGAGAGTACGTCGCAGAGCTGCTGAACAGGGATCGAGTAGCGGTTTGCCGTCACCGTCAGCCCGTGCATGCCGCGTTCCTCGCGCAAGGCCGCCAGGACCTGCTCGCGCGTCAGGAGGTGACGGGGAGAAAGGGGGCAAGTTGGATCGGTTGTAGTCATCGTGTCAATACTGCAGCATCCCCTGCTGCCCGCCCGGCATCACAGGCGTCAAACTTCGCCTCACCTCCGCCGCCGCTGCCACATCATCCGCAACGATAGCTTCATTGGTTAAAAGCAATCCTGCGATGGATGCTGCTGCTTGAAGGGCGGTTCTAGTTACTTTTGCCGGGTCAATGACGCCAGCCTGCAGAAGATCACAGAACTCACCGGTCGCGGCGTTGTAGCCATAGCTGTTGCTGGCAACGCCATTGGAGCGGCGGCGCAGTTCAGCCACAATCTCCCCTCCCTCGCCGCCGGCGTTGGCGACGATCCGGCGCAGCGGCTCCTCACAGGCCCGAGCAACTAACTGCCAACCAGCACGCTCGTCTCCAGCGGCCTTCGCCATCTGACTGCGGAAGTCGCTACTGTCCACCGAGCGAATCAGCGCCGTTCCACCACCAGGCACAATCCCTTCCAGCACAGCGGCCCTGGTCGCGTACATCGCGTCTTCAGCCCGGTCCTTCCGCTCCTTCATCTCGGCTTCGGTCTGGCCGCCGACGCGCACGACAGCCACACCCCCGGTCAGCTTAGCCAACCGCTCTTCGAGACGGATACGGTCAAAATCAGAAGTCGAGCGCGCGATCTGGTCCCGTAGGTCGTTGCGGCGCGAGTCGATATACTCTAAATCGCCCTGGCCGCCGACCACCGTGCAGTCATCTTTGGTCACAGTAACCTTTGTGGCGCGGCCCAGCATCTCCCTGGTAATGTTCTCCGGCTTCAATCCCAACTCAGGGGAGATCAGGGTGGCGCCGGTGAGGACGGCCAGATCGTCGAACAGCGCGCGCCGCCGATCCCCAAACCCGGGCCCTTTGACAGCCACGGCACGGAGACGGCCCTGATACTTGTTGACAGCCAGGAAGGCCAGCGCGGAATCCGTAATGTCTTCCGCGACAACCAATAAGGCTGCGTTGGCAGGAGCGATGATGTTGTTCAAAATCGGCAGCAGTTCATTCAAGTGGCGCAAAGGCTTCTCGTGCAGGTAGACCAGGAGGGGAGAGGTCGAGTTGGGCTGGTCGGAGTCGCCCGTCAGCACCGCCTCCATTCGCTCCGGGTCAGTGATGAAGTAGGGGGAAAGGTAGCCTTGGTTGAATTGCATCCCTTCAACAACATCGAGAGTTGTCTCCAGAGACTGCGACTCTTCGACCGTCACCGTGCCATCCTTGCCAACCTGAGCCAAGGCCGCGGCGATGATCTGACCGATCGCGGGGTCGGAATTGGCGCTGAGAGTGCCGACCTGGACAATAGTGGCGGGATCGGTGACGGGAATCGTGAGGGCGGCGAGAGTTCCGCCAACGTAGTGGTTGTCTATCCCTTGCTCGCCCACGATAGCTTTCGTCGCGGCGTCGATTCCGCGCTTGAGCCGGGTGGGGTTGGCACCTGCTGCGACGAGACGTGATCCCTCGGCGAATATCCGCTGCGCCAAGATGACCGTGGTCGAGGTTCCGTCACCGGCCGTGTCGGCAGCCTTCTTGGCCGCCGAATAAAGCAAGCGGGCGGCGAGATCAGCCAAAGGGTCGGCGAGTGCGATATGCTTGGCCACAGTCACACCATCGCGGCTACTGCGCGGCTCGCGGAACGCGCCTTGATCCAAGAGCACGCCGCGACCGCCGGGCCCAAGTGTGCAGCCAACCACATCGGCCAGGGCATTGACTCCGCGCAAGAGGGCAGCGCGAGCTTCATCACGGAAAACTAGTTGCTTTGGAGAAATCGAAGCCATTACGAGATGTTTCCTTTCTGATGTGTGGCGATCTTACCGCAGCGCTGGCAGCGCTCCTCCCAGACCGAAGCTGAGACGGAGAGAGGGCACAAGACCAAGGCCCATCGGTGGCCGAGCAGGCAGAGAAGCCGGCGAAGGCGGAGGCGAAAGCAAATCATGGCTTCTGCGTCCTTTTTGCAATGCCGTGCTCATCTGCAATGGCGTCAAGATCAGCAGCGGAGGGCAAACCGGCAGCAGCGGCCACGTCGTCCGGCAGCCCGCCCATATAAGCCGCGGGGAAATCGACCCGGCCGTACTTAATCTTGCCGCGCGCCTTTAAGTCCTCCGCACTTGGCTTCACGCTCGGCTCCACGATAACGGCCAGGATTTCGTCCCAGCGCACGATCAGCACATCCTCACCACGAAATCGCTGCACGCCTGAATATTTACCGACCAAAACCCGCTGGCCGACTTTGACCGGGCAGGAAAGGTCCACCCCCCATTCGGTTCGAAAAGGCTGATCGGGAATGGCAACAACCTCAGCCTCGGTGCCAAGCTCCTTTGCCGCATCGGGAATCAGGTATGGAGATGCGACGGCTGGGCTGTCTAGCCGTTTAAGGTAAGCGCGGGGTGGAAGGGGAAGGATCGGAAGAGTATCGGACATAGAAAAAAGAATACACCAATCAGTGTAAAAAGCAAGAAAAAAGTTCAACTTTTCGATTCTTGAGCAAAAAGGGCCGACTTCATTGACGCCTTTGCTTGCTGTCTAGCCGCGCGCCGCTCAGCCTTGGTCAGCTTGGGCACCAAACGGCGAATCGGCAGAGTGCCAATCATGGCCCCAGTCGTCAGTGCGCGCTGCTTGTCCGCGGCGGTCTTGGGCCGGGCGTGGATCACGAAACCACGCTGCAGATTGGCGGCACGCAACTCGCGACGGCCAGAGGTGTGGACTTTGGGTAGGCTGGCCGAATCAAAGCTGGCAAGATCGTCAAGAGAATTGGTCATTGTGATTGACTCCCTTCCTTCACAAACTTTCGCCGTCCGCCCCTCAGCCACGCCGTCGCCTTCTCCCCGGGCTTCCCCAGCCGCCGAACCATTCCCCGCAATCCGCAGACCTCCAGCGCCAACTGGCGCACGCGCTCGCGGCTCAGGCCCAGGTGATCCGCAATAGCAGCGAAAGAGAAGGGCTGCCCAGTCGCGTCATCCACGTAGTCCTCCAGCAACTCCCGGACCTGCTCTCGCCGCTGCTCGTTGCGGCGGCCGTAGCCAAGGCCAAGACGCTCATTGGGGTGGATGGGACGAAGAAGATGTTGGTCAGCCATGGAAGAGATCATCACACAGGCGGGATGCGCTGTCAACCTTAAACTGAAGAAAAGATTCTGGACGGCGCTTTGCTGCCTCAGCCCACTCCGCCGGCTCGCCAGTTCCGCTCCTGTCGCTTCAGCCTGGCCTTGGTATTTGCCGCCTCCCGTTGCGCCACTGTCATGATCTTCCGCGCCGGCGGCTTGACCCGCGCGGCCTCGGGACTTCCATCCCACAGTAGCCATCGCTCGTGACAACACGGAAGACTAGAGCGCAGCATCGAGTGGATTTTCTGGCAGCGCTGGCCAACGGGGGCGAGACAGTGGGGACAGGCGACAGAGAGAAAGGCGCGTTGTAGGGAGTTCATTGGAAGTCAGTGTACTCTGATCATTATAAAAAGTGAAAATGGAAAATGAAAAATAATAAGTCAACCTTAAAAATTAAGATAAACTTAATAGAATCAATATTTTATCGTTAAGAGTCCAACATATTGGCCGCCCCTCCTCCGTCGGGCGGCCCTTGAGAACGCCTCGGCGCCGGCGTTGGGTAAGTCTATTAGAATCAACGATGTATGATGCTGAACTACCATCGGCATGGGCAGAGAGCGAGGGAGAGGGGTTCAGCGCGCCGACAATGGGGCAGAGCATAGCTCACCGCGGATATAACATGCGCCTGTCGATCGCCATACATATATGGATGCGGCGCGGCGCGGCCGGCGTTGACCTGAGCCAGCTCGTGCCGACGTTGACCGGGGCCCGGACCTGTACCTGTACGCCTAGAGTGTAGCCAAGTGAACGGGGCAAACACATCCTTATATGTGTACGACTAGGGTTGGTTTCAGTCTTGAAGAACACTATTGAAAATATATCTTAAATAGTGCTTGACAAGATTGTGAAGTGTGTTAGGGTTGACGTAGCAAGAGGAGGAATCACAATGACGTTCACATGTAGACACTGCGAGCAACTAGTCGAAACGGCGCCCCATGCGCCGTCTAGCAAGGACCGGCCGCCTGCTACTGACGAGACAAGGCCAATGGAGGGAATCAAAATGTCAATCGTAATCAAGGGCAATTCAATTGTGAAAGGCCAACCGATTCGAGTTTATGATAACGGCGGCAAAACCTATGATCGCTACACCGTCGTATACATGGCGGAGCCCGAACGGCAGGCTAAGCTGTTTGCATCGATAGGAATGAGCGAATACCCATTCCATCCTCAAGGCTTTGGGCAGCATGGCACAGCAATGCCCGGAAAGCACCTAGGCAGGCGGATTCTATTCACCGCCTTACCCGAAGACTGCCAACGGCTCGTAAACCGTGACTTGGAAGAGGCATCCGAATGACCTATCTTGACCGTTCCACAATTCCGCTCGCCAAACGGGGCGGCCGGATACAAACTAAAATCGGCCGAATGTAAAGAGAGTAAAGCATTTCACAGCGCGCCGGCCCGCTATACGGCCGGCTTGGAGAAAAGACAATGCAAGCCTATTCAGACCCGAAACGTACAAACGACCCGCATTCGCTTCCCGATGTGGAAGTGTTTCAGCTCACGGATACGGAGACCGCCGCACAGGACGAGGAATTGATTTACGAATACTCTAAACGGCCCGAGTTCCGCCTTCGCCATATGAACTCTCGCACGCAAGAGGCCATACTAGACGCGATAGTCGAAGAAGAGGGTATCACTGGTGGATGGTACTGGTGGACTTGCCTTCCTGGGTGCCTGCCTGATTCTTGCGCCTTTGGCCCATTCGATACGCGCGCTGAAGCTCTAGCCGATGCACAAGAAGCACAAGAAAACGCTGACGAGGACGAGGACGAGGACGAGGACGAGGACGCATAGTCGAAACGCGGGCGAACCTGCCCGCGTCTATCGGGACCGCTCGCCCGGTACTGAAGAGACAGAGCAAAGGAGAATCAAAGCAATGACACTAACAATCCATCATGGAGCTGACAAGCCTATGCACGTTACAGGAAGGAATCAATGCAACTTGCTAGACTTTGCGTTCCGTAATCAAGGTTGGCATTCATTCCTGTATGACCGATCGACAACACGCGCTGTCGACGCGCTGGAGCGCAAAGGGTATCTGAAAGTCGCACGTTACGCGCACGATGGACAGTTTAGCATCGCTCTTTAATCAGAACGGAGAGGAGGAGGACGAAGACGAGGACGAAGACGCATAGTCGAAACGCGGGCGAACCCGCCCGCGTCTATCGGGACCGCTCGCCCGGTACTGAAGAGACAGAGCAAAGCAGAGAGGATCTAAGACAATGGAAAAATGGATGGATGTACAAAACGTACGCGCGGATAAAAGAGAATTCCGCGCGCTCGCCATTGGAGACACATTTGATTTTATAAACATGGACCAACCAATGAGGAACAGCTTCTATCGCCGCTGTGAAAAAATCAGCGCGCGCAAGTATCGCGCACTTGACGAACCTAAAGACGTTTACTCTGTTGGTTCAATCGGCGCGCGCGTGTACCACGTTCGCGACGCCGGCGCAGCTATCACTTTCCGTGAGATCCTTTCCCGTGACGTACCGACAATCACCGCTCACGTTCGTGAATTGGCGCGCGCCGGAATCTGCGCACCAATCGCACTCTACTACAAAAAAGAGGCTATCGCCGGCCAATCGGAAGCTGTGAATCACGATATGACCGCCGATGGTTGGACCCCGGCCGGCACGTCTATTCCTTGCGGCATTCCGTATGAAGCTTATTTTCGATTCATATACGACCGTGCGGAAAAGTGGCCCATATTCGCATAGTCGAAACGCGGGCGAACCTGCCCGCGTCTAGCAGGGCCGGCCGCCCGGCCGTAACGCGCCGATGGTCAGTCTCAAGTCTGACAGGTGGAAAGCGGAGAGCGGAGGCAACACCATGAGCATGGAATACCAGACAATCCCGGAACAATCGGAGCCCAAACTGCTAGCCCGCTGGGAATCACGCGGTGGCAAATACTGGGTGGACCTGTTCTTCAACCCTTGTTTCCACCTTGCGAACGGGCAAGATGTAGTCGATGCGCACTTGCACAGAGTAGAGGTGACGTTATGAAAGAGTCCGACATCATGCACGAGACCGGCGGGTACTGGGTAGGCAAGGTTAAAACCGGATACGCGGTATTCGAGAATGGCCTTACCCATTCTGAGTCTATTTGCACGTTTGCCGGCACAGCCGATGGTCTAAGTCTAGCCGTTGCCTATTGCAAATACAAAGGCACAGTCTCTTGTCTTGAATGCGGCAAGCGTGTTGAAAGAAAGCCGTACATGCAGAACTATTGCGAACCTTGCCGCACGCTAGGATCCGACAAAGTTAGAAGTTAGTCGAAACGGCGCCAATGCACCGCACACTGTAACGAAAGAAAAGAGGGATCACAATGTGGTACTCAACTGGTGGTGGACGAATCGAGCTGCAAATGACACTGGCGCAAGCACAAGGTGCCTCACATCAAGGGCAATGCGACGCTGACGTAGAGGATCTATCGAAGGAGCCGGCTATCGCGCGCCAACTTGCAAAAATCAATCCCGAGACCCTGCGCACAGAGCTCAAGGAATACGGCGCGTGGGACGCCGATGAACTTTCAGACCATAACCAGAATCTTCAACGTATCCTCTGGCTTGCCGCGGGAGATATTGTCGAAGAGCAATACGCAAAGAAGAAAGCATAGTCGAAACGGCGCCCACCGGCGCCGTCTAGCAAGGGCCGGCCGCCTGCTACTGAAGAGACAAGGCCAATGGAGGGAAGAGAAATGACCTATCTTGACCGTTCCACAATTCCGCTCGCCAAACGGGGCGGCCGGATCACGACCCAGTTTGCTAATCGCCTTCGCCAGGGCGATTGGATTGAATCGGACAATGCGATAGTCGCAATGCTCAGTTTAGCCACGGCCAATACTGTGCAAGCGATTTTAACCGATGGACGAGTGCATTCGTTCTGGCCTGATGCCCTTGTCAATGTAATCCGGTAGTTGCGAGCTGTGAGCCCAATGGAGATACCCTGATTAGATCCGGCGACGGGAACGAAAAGGGGATAAATCAGGCCATAGCTCACAGCGCGCGGGGCGAAAAGCGAAACAAAATCGAATAAACCGAGTAATTTTTACATGGTTAAGCTAATCTGCTATGCAATTTTTACACACTGTGTAAATTTTGCATACCTCCAAACTTATCCAAACTGAGCAAATAAGCCCGCAAACCAATCTAAGAGGCAAGTAGACAATACGCAAATATCCACTTTAGAATCAACCCTTTAACCGTTCCCAAACCGTACGCCAGAAAGGCAGAAATCGAATGACCATCGGATTGTTAAACCCCGGCGCCACTATCGGGATCCTCGGAGAAGAGATTTACATCGCCGACGCAAACCGGATCTTTCAAGGGATCACAATTTCACAGACGGCGTGGACCTATAACGCAAGCTCAGACACTTACGAAAGAGGCTAAAACCATGACCGCTAAAGCTATCCGAGCGGAGATACGCGCGATAAAGGCAGAAATGCGTGAGCGCGGCATTCGCACGGTCTCTTGCTTCAACAGCGGCTTAGATGATGGCACCTACCGGGCCAATTCCGCGCTATTCCGGCTTAAATTGGCCCTAGAGGACGCTGTTAAGAAAGAGGCAACCCCATGACCATCAAAACGGGCGATACCGTCACCGTCAAGATGCCAGAACACGCTTACGGATATGAGCCTGTATTTCTGAATCCGGGCGAAACGGCAATTGTGATCAACCCCAAGGCGCCGGCCGTGAGAGGCAATCGGCCCTATTTTGCCTATTGTGAATTTGACAAGGCCGGCCAACACGAGCGCGCAGGGATCTTTCCCGATAACCTAATACTGCTTAGAAAGGGGCTAAAACCATGACCGACAAAGGTAAACGAGTAGGCTATATCCGTGTCTCAACGCTGGACCAGAATACCGCCCGCCAACTTGACGGCGTACACTTGGATAAAACTTTCGTTGATCACGCCAGCGGCAAAGATACGCAACGGCCTCAATTACAGCTCGCTCTTGAATATCTCAGGGATGGAGATCTGCTGCTCGTACATTCTATGGATAGACTCGCTCGCAACGTACAAGATCTGTTGCGCATCGTGGACGATCTGACCAAACGGGGGGTCCAAGTCGAATTCCGTAAAGAACACCTGATCTTTACCGGAGAAGACAGCCCTATGTCTATGCTCATGCTCACTATCATGGGCGCCGTCGCTGGTTTCGAGCGGTCCTTAATCCGAGAGAGGCAACGGGAAGGAATCGCGCTAGCACAGGTAGCCGGCAAATACAAAGGCCGAGCGCGGGTTATCAAGGCCACGGACGAGGATCTAATCCGGGGCAAACTGGTAGCTGGAGTGAGCAAAGCCAGAATTGCGCGCGAACTAGGAGTAAGCCGACAAAGCGTATACAAATTCTTAGCCGAGGGACTACAGGCGACTACAAGCTGGATAGTCGCCCCAGAACCTACAGCCAACCCACAAGGCTAAGGCAAAATAATCAAAATTGTCCTTGACAATCGAAAATCGAACGCGTTAAGGTTGACGTAACGCAACAAAGGCAGGCCGGGCGGAAGCAGGACGGCCAGAGGATTGGAAACGCTTATGACACAATCAAGGAATATTGGAAGAAGCAAAGCGGCAAAATCACGCAAAGCGGAGATTGCCTTTCATTCAGACAGTGCGGCCTTCAGCGCGCCGGCGTATTCATTCCACGCGGCAATCAACGTCAAGGTGCAGAACCTGCCTTATATCGATGCCCCGGAAGAGATCACCGCGGCGGCCTACGATCAGGCGGTAGAAAGTTTCTGGCAAACGGCCGGCACTCTAGCCGTAGAAGCTGGGTACAGCGGGGCTTTCAGCGAAGGCCGGTCAAGCGGCTGGCTTGTCCCATTCACGCAGCACGATAACG